ATTCAGGCTGCATAATGTTCTCAACCTGTCTACCTGTTGGAGCGGTCAGAGCAACCTTTGTATTTTCGATCAACTCACCTTTCTCATTCCACTTTGGAGTAAGGTAAAGAAAGCATACAGCAGCCACAGCGGTAACAAAGTCTTTCCCTCTTGCTGTACCACTGGCGACGCTTGTACGTGGGTTAAACTGAACAGAAGTAAGAATAGCTTCTTGTTCCTTATCCAGGTTAACGCCAAGAGCTTCCCGTGCAAATTTGCACCAGTCTTTACGCCACTCGATAATTTTTGAAACCGCTTTTTTCTCGTATTCTTCTACGTCCAACATTTATTCGCTTTCAGTATCTGTGGATGAACTTTTAAGAAAGTCGTAAAACCCTTTGTTCAAAGATTCGCCTTGCGTGGTATGGTCCTGCTTAATCGGCTCGTAATAACCCATCATTTTATTGATCTCAGCAGCTGCCCGGATCTTATCGTATGTCTTTACCTTTTTAATTGAACCAACATTTGCTTCGCCTACATTGAGTTCCTGACTTTCAATGCCCATGATCAATAGGGCATCGTCAGCACTTAGCTCATTGACTTTTTTGAGATTACCGTCATTATCGTAAAGACCTCTCATGTCGGCAAAAGCTATTTTAGCTACCAGTTCAAGGACGCGCTCTTTGCTGACTAAGAACTTATCTTCAAGCTTTTTTATAAGTGGTTTTTGGAGTTCAGTAATGAATTCGGACACCTTCACATTACTTAACATCTGATGTGCTTGTTCTTTGGCTGTTTTAGCACTAAATCCGGCTCTTATCGCACTTGCACTACCATTGAAGTCCAAAATATACTCACGACAAAAACGCTCCTGCTTAGGAGTTAATTTAGCCGCTTTCTTATCAGAGACTTCCACCTTCTTTTTCACGCTTCCCATTCTTCTAAATTAACACCCTTGACAAACCCCATCGCCTTCGCGTTTTTCAGCATTCCGGCTTTTCTTTTAAAACCTTCACTGCTTGCACCGATCGTTTCTCCATTCGGAGCTATGCACGTCCACCGCCATTCCTTTCGGGCATCGCGGTAGAATCTGAATTTGTTTGGGCGTTTTGTCATGGGTGTGTTTGTTGTTTAGTGATTTATACTACCAGCCGAACAAAGCCAACTTCGCTTTAACCCGGTTAGCCATAATCTGATAACCTCCTGTATTTAAATGCGTGTTATCTGTGGCATCATTTGCTTTTGCCCTTAAACCGAAAGGGAAAACACCATTTGCTATATCGGTCAGATCTTGCGTTGTTGGTGTGTAACCGATCTCTGACATTTCAAGTAACGTCGGCGGTGTTACTTCTACGTACCGATCACCATATGTGCTTCTAAGAATAGCATTACAGGCAAGAATGTTAAGATATGCCTGATTGGTGCCTGTTTCCAGATAAGCATTTAAAACGCCTACGACAATATATCTACGTGGCCTGTTAAGCCTTGCCACGCATTTAGCAGTAATGCTTGGAATGTCGGTAAGTGTTGGGACATTGTTACGACCCATCCAAAACACATTGATATTATCAACCGTGTTGAATGGGTTGTCAAGTTCGATCAGAGAGCCGGCAGGTAGTAAAGAGTTTGCATTCTCGACAGGTGTGATCGTGTAAGATTCAACCTGTGATGGTGAGGTGCCTGTGGCCGTTCTTGTAATTACGTAATGCTTACCAAGAATGACACAGGTTTCTGTGGTTGTGCTGTTACTCGACGGAGTACTAAGAAAATTAATATTCAGTGTAACGGCTACAGGTGATCCGGCAGATAATGTTACATCAGCGGCCAGGTAAATTGGCAGTGCTCCTGCACGTGCCGCAATCTGTTCTGCTTTTTGCCCGCCAATACCAAAACTATCAGCAAGTCTTTTGTTACCAACTTGTAAGAGTGCCGCAAGCGTTGAACTGCCGCCTGCCCCCGATGGTAAACTATCACCCCAAACAGTAATGGAATCTGTATAACCTCCCGGTTTATCTCCTTCGATGAATAAATTATAAGAACTCCTTTGTTGGGTGTTGTTGACAGTCTGAACGAAACGGATATATCTAGCTACTTTTGTTCTTTGAAATTGAAAGGTTGTAGATGCGGCAAGGGGTCCTATTTCAGTCGTCGTCAAAACAACTCCGTCAATATCTTTCACTTTAATAGCAACCCAGTTTAATAAATCATTAGATTCTTCAAAACGGAATGTGTTTACATTGTTATTGCTTCTGTATTGTATGGAAACGCGGTTCATATTTCCTAAATCCAATATCTTAGCTGTTCCTGTTGCAAAGGAGAACCGAAGCATTTTATTCGTCCTGCCAAGAACCGTAATGTTATCAGTTACTTCACCTGATTTTGCAAGGGTTGAAGCGTTTAGCGTAGCTTTTTCATTATCAAAATATGTGGCATCAACCTTAACCGGGAAACCCTGTTGTCCAAAGGCTGTGCTTGAAACGATTAACGCGAGTAATAATTTAAATAAATTTTTCATTAAGAAGGAAGTGTGTTATGGTGTGGTTACTAGATTCTTTAACTGATCAAAAGGAAAGGCGTACAAGTCTCCTTTATCCACCGCTGTGCCGATGCTATAATACATCTGAGGCTTTGCGGTTGTGCTGAAATTCGTATCGTTTAAAACCAGCACAAAACCTCGTTTTAAAGGGAATGTCAGATCGTTGATGGAGTTTACAATCACATTACCGATCAGCGTTTGAATGTTGACTGTGCTTGGAATCAGGTTTAACTTAAACCCATCCCAGAAATAAATTGTATTGGTTATACCTATACTTTCATCCGCCTGAACAATGAACTGTTTGGGTATTCCGGGTGTGGTTCGTGTCAGCATTTCAGCGTAGGTATCTGTCCACGTAGCGACCATATCGCGGTCTTGTCTTAACATGGTTCTCAGATATCCTTCGGGCTGCTGCTGCGCGGTTGCTGACAAACAAAATCCAAAACAGAGGATGGGAATTAAAAAGCGAATTTTCATCTAGTGCGTGTTGAGTGTTTATTGCTTAATATCTTGTCATTATTACACCAGTCGGTGTTCTGTAGTATGCACCTATTGCAACATTACCTGCAGCGGCAGATGCATTATCGGAATAGACGGGTAGAGATGAAGGTTGCGGGAATTTATTTAGATATAAATCAAGTTCTTGTGATGTTGGAACTTTACGCGATCCAATTCGATGAATTTTAAATTGTGCTGAAACTGGAAGGGTAGTGGAAGCGTCAACAAAGCTAACGCCGAAGGTTGTCACAACGATTGCGGGAACACCTCCGTTTAATTGCATTGGAGGGGTTTTGATCGTATACCTGCCTACTGGATAGTATGATAAAACAGCCGCATCTGGATAATATCCTTCCGTATATCCTAACTGAGTTGCATAGCCGGCTGTGTGTACAGTAATCTTTGGTCTTATAGCGTTAATATTGACCATGGGCGAAAGTATTTCAATATCCAGGATACCTTCAATTATATCGCCTTGCTGATAAAATGAAGTAACGTAGTCTTGCACGACATTAAACCCTTTTCCATTTCCTGTATAATTACCTGAAATAGTAAACAACTGCTGATTTTGCCCATTAACAACAGATTTTGATGGAGTTAATGTTGCTCCTCCTGTAAATTGCTGTGTAGAAAAGCTACTTGCTAATGTAGTACCTCCCGCTAAGGAATAGTTATTAACTCCTTCGGGGCTTATTTGATAACTTGCTGAAACGTCCTCGATTTCTGCTGCTAAAAGCTGACCCACAGATTTTCCTAACAAGTACGAACCCTGCGCATTAGGGTGTAAACCATCGGCAAAGTAAGAAGCACTTGTCAATATTGTTTCGGCATTTACTGTACCGGTTAAATCTTTATTTGCTAAAATCCATGCATTTACATTTGCCCGTGTCGCCTCATTTGCTGTAGATAGCAAATCTGAAGGCGCATATCTTGGTGGTATCGTAATTGCAATAACCTTACACCCTATAGATAGTAGAGCCTTGTATATAATATTCAGGTTGTTCTCTATAACCGCCTCGGATACGGATTGGCCGGTATCATTTGATCCAAGCAAGACAACGGCCATTTTTGGTCTCATAGCCAGGATGGCGCCCAGTCGGGCTATAACCTGATCCGTTCGCTCCCCTGAGACCCCTTTATTCCCTCCAATTGGGTAATAATATTTATGACCTGCCGCAATATTTGCGTGGGTGGGATATCCTGCGCCCTGATAAAAATAGTTTGTACCATTGGCTGTAAAACCATGCTGGGTGATACTATCTCCTATGTAAACTATTTTAGAATCAACGGGGAGTTTTTTTAGATTTAAAACCGCCGTATTGTCCGCTGCCGTATAACCAAGAGCCGTATTTATTTGACTGGCATTAATTGCAGGAGCGACTGAACCATGCAACTCAAACCCGTCCCAATAGTAAACCACATTCGTTTGTCCGGATACTTCATCCGTTTCCACCACAAACTGTTTTGGGATACCCGGATTCTTCATCGTTAGCATTTCTGCATACGTGTCAGCCCTTTGGGCAATAAGATCGCGTCCTTCGCGCAAACCTTTACGAAGGTAGCCAGCCGGGACTTGCTGACCGTATCCGCAAAGGGATATGCTGATCAGTAGTAATGCGGAAATAAACCGTAGTTTCATCTATCTTATGTAGTGTGTGATTATTACCGTAAATATAATTAAAAATAAATATCTTCCTGTGATATTTATTTGTGTAATTTTTCGACCGTATGTGCGTATAGGCAACAGATTAGGGAAGATTTACACAGGTTTCTGTGATGGATAGATTGCGCTTCATCCAACCGGCAAAGTATTTCTGTTTTATAGGTGCCTTATCAACGATCTTGTCGTAATAGTCAACCCGTGCCATTGCGTACTGCCAGGGAGTGACATTGTGGATCTGCGCCATGGTCTTGTCGCCAAAGTTTCCATCTTCTTTTACGCCAATCACTTTTTGAAGAAGCTTTTTAGCTGCACCAACGCCTGCGTTAATAGCAAAATCAAGAACATGAAGCCTTATTTTAGCTGGTAAGCGGTCTGCACTGATCTCATTCCAGTAATCCCTTCGGTAAATGGCAAAAGCCTGGTCTTTGGTCAGGTTTTTAATGTCAACCTTTGGGTAAGAAGCGGCTGAAATGCCGTATTTAGTCCCTTTTAGTTCTCCTTTGCCGATCTTGCCGGTTGTCCAGTTGCCGGAATCGTCTTTATCGTCAGTAAAGGCACCTTCCTGATCAATGACGTATTTTATTGCTGTCTCGAAGTTCATTTCAGAATAATAGTGTGTAGGATAGAATAATCAGCCAGATGGCAAGTTTCCATAAGGCGTAAAGAAGAATGAAGGCAATGAGAATAAACGAGGCTGTGTAATAGATTGGAACGCGCTTAGGAGGTCTTTTGCCTATGAAGTCGTATTGTGTCCATCCCTGAATCGAAACCCAGCAGTGTCCGCCGTTCTTCCAGTTAGGGTAGTCGATTAGATTAAGCGTCCCGGCTAGTCCTTTGCCAAGAAAAGCCAGTTTGTCGTTCACCCAGTTCTTGCCGGTTGCTGAGCTGATCGTTTCATTCCGTGCTCCGTAGTGATAACCGCCTTTTTTAATGAACAGATCGTTTAGCATGGTTGCGTAGGCGATATTCCCATACACATCTTCTGCGTAGGCGGCATTTAAAAACGCCCTGTTAACGTAGTTCCAGCCACCTTTAAATCGGAATGCTCCGGCGATCGTGTGAAATAATGCAGGAACCTGCAATAAGTTTGATAATAGCTTTGCTAAAAGCCATAGGATGATGCCCATTTATAGTGTGTGTTGTGTTTGGTTTAATTATTGCAATTCTGGCACATATTTATAGCTATCGGCTATTGTCCAATCTTGAAAATTGATAACATTTCCGCTATCATTAATACATTCAAGAACCTGATCGCCTAAAATCCATAAATCACCTTTTGAATAAGGTAATGTCATTTTAAGATCGCCAATAGTGACGTTCCTTTTATAATTTAATACTTCTGTGTTAACCATTGCTTAATTGATTAATGTTATTAATATTTCTTATTTGGGTTAATAGCCGTTATTCTTATGTATCCATTACCTAAATCAGTGACAATATGATTATTTCTTAAATCAACAGCACCGGCAGCGCGAAGCCTATCTATCATAGGCGTATTTATCCAAGGGAATAAAAATTCGGCTCTTGTTTTTACTTTGCTTATCTTAATCATTTACGGTTTCGTTATAAAATCCTTAACCTTATCGAATACTGTACGCTTCGACTTTTTTTTTAAGTTGATCGTATCAGGAAGTGACGGAGCGTTGACAACCAATGACGGATTAGAAGCAGGAATCTGCTTTACGTTTGGTGTTTTTCGGTACTGCTCGAAGCGTTCTTTCTTTTTTGCCACAGCAACGATAGCCTTTGCATTCTTCACACCCCATGCACTGTCCACCGCAACCAGACTATCAATCCTTGTCATGGATTTAGACTTCTCTGAAAGCTTAATTTGCGTACTGTCAGGAATCCTAACACCGATAACCGGGATAATGGAATCCCGAACAGTCTTTTGTTCATAAAATGAACTATGTTGTGACTTAACGCCCATGCCCAGCAAAATAACAAGGCAAGCCAAAGGCAACAATGTTATCCAGTTTACATACTTAGTTTTCATTTGTTTGATTGGTTTGATTAGTAACAGGTGTTTTAATGGTTGGAATTGTTTCAGCAATTTTTTGAATACCTGCTGCATTCTTCTTACGCGATGCAATGCTTCGTTTCAGGCTTTCTTCGTAGTAGTCAAGCTTCTGTTGGTCTCTTATCGCATTAGCATCGGTACGGGTTAGTACAAGAGTGTTGCAGTCATCGTATTTTTTAGACATTGCATCAAACTTTCCTTGCCATAGCTCAATTGATTTTGCGTCTGCGTCCCGCTGAAACTGAACGGCTGCAATTTTCTCTTCGTCTTTTGAATTCAATCTATTATTAAAGTAGAGAATTACAGACACAAGCGATGCAATTGCAAGCAGGTAGCTTCGTATAAGTGCTTTATTGGGGTTCTTTTCCGATTCGTCGGTAATTTTATCAATGTTGTTCTCCACGCCGGTAGTGAGTTGTACTTTTGTAAGTGTGTGTGTAACTGTGTGTTAATTCCCGACTGCTCTTGCTATTGCAACTAATAACGTGCCAGCACCAAAGCCTATCAGGAAGCTTTTAATTGTTTTCCCTCGCCCGGTTTTTCTTTCGGCAACAAGTGACGTCTGGCATTCAGACATTTTTGATTCATGCACGATATTGTCGAACATGTGGGCGCGCTTTTCTGCTTCATAAGCTTCTGATTGTAATTTGTGATTAATGACTAATTGCCTCACATAAGGCTTTAAGGCTTCGTATTTAAGGGTGCTGTCCTCTAAGGCTGTCACGTACATATCTTGCAAGATTTGTGTCTTGGATTGCTGTGCGTAACTCTTTTCTTTTAAGCTGAGCCAAAGGACCGTTATCAGCAAGAGTTTTATCAAGTACTTTAAGCTTGTTTGCATAATAAATGGCGCTATCGCCCGCTATCTTTGATTCAATGTCTTTTTTGTTTTGTTCCTGTAAATAATATTCTAAGCTATCGACTGCATTTTGTCTGTTGCTGGGCACAACATCCGTCTGCTTGGTAAAATATGTAGCGATCACCCATCCAGCGACGCAACAAACCAGAATAATACCAATGATCAGTACTCCTTTAAATCCTTTTGTCATTGTGGTATAGTGTTATTGAGGTTATTCAGAAACTAAATCATAATTTTCAGCAAAATAATCTGGTTTTACTGGCCAGAAGTGAACACCTAGTTCCGAGCTTTCACCTTTTACTATCCAATCTCCCGGTATAGCAGTCAATGTTCCTTCAACTGTATCGATTTGCGTATAATTGCCTCTTAGATTATTTTCTGATGGTTCACATATGGGACTGGCATATACTTTTTTATTAGACCAAATAGATAATTCATTATCATTATGCCCTGTGTATTGAATTGCTTCTATTACTACTGGCTTCTTTCTAAATTTTGGCATGATCAGTTTTTTATAAGTCTATTATATCTCTCGCCTTTTAATACTCAGCGCTTAATTTTTTCTTATTGCAATTTTATTTTTACGATTGTATTGATATTCCCGCCGTTCTGCCCCCATTTATTGCGGTATGGATCGCCTTTGAACGTATCGAGCGTGTAAGTGACGGTTGGATTAGCTGGAAGCTGTGGGACGGTGTTTCCTGCCTTTACATAGTCATTCTGCAAAGTCCATAGTGCAGGAGCAAGCGTAGTAATGTTATTCCCCGCATCACCGTAGGAAAAGGCCATGGCAAAGTGAATGATCTTGCCGCCACGCTTGAAGAAAGAGGAGCCGTAATCAAGAAGTCTTTGTGAGCTGGTCGGGTTTCCGTAGTAGGTGCTTCCATCGGTTGATAAATCTTCGGGATCAAACTCAATGGCTGCTTCTGCGTTCGGGAACGTCCCTGCATTGAAATCAGCAGAATAGATTTTATCATTGACTGAATATTGGTTGCCGCCTTCGGAAGAGTAAATCACATCAACGCCTTCAAAGATTTTATTCAGCCGGTAGGTCATGTACCAGGCGGACTGCGCGCCTCCTGCATCGGCATAAAATCCGCAAACCTTGCCGCCTCCTTCGTGTACACCATCCCGGAAATAAGCGTGTACAGAGGTTAGTCCGTCGGTTATGAACTCGTACCAGTGCTTGCCGACTGTCGTATTCCACATGTCGCCTGTGGTAAAAGCATCGGTCGGATCCTGTGAAACAGGTGGAGCAGAGCCAGCCAGACCTTTGCTTGCAATGTAAGAAGCCCACGCGGTGCGCTCTGCTTGTGAATACCCTGTCAATGCAACATTTTTTATTTCATGCGTTGACGGGTTAAAGCTTTTGATGATCGGATTGTAGTACTCTTCCGTCTCTCCAAAGCCAAGTGAAATGTAGTCCGTATCATTCGGGTACTGTGCAAGTACCTGCGCCATGTGTTTGACACACTTTTTGAGCTTTTCCTTGCCGGTTTGCGAGTACAGAGCGAATTCATACTTATCATTCTCTAATATCCACAGTTCACCATTTGATCCTGTCACGCGCTCACCATCGGGTACGAAACCATCACCAATTTTACGCACTCCCCAGAAACAGACACTGAACTTTAAGCCGCGCGACTTGCAGTAGTTCATTGCCGCAAGAAGCTTTGCATCGTTGTAGTTGTTTTCAGTCGGTTCGTAGTCCATCCAGCGGACAAGAAGCCTCACACCGTTAATTCCTGAGAAGGTAGTGCCGTTGTAGGAAAGCGTATTGAAAGCGGTAATCCTTTTTCTCCACTCTTCATTAATTCCGTACTGGTCGGTCGGGTCGAAACCGTAACCCGTTGTGTTCATGTAGATCCGTAGCCCACTGGAAGCAACAACAGGCGGCGCAGTCAGGGTAAAGGCTACCGGATTAGGCGTTGTAGGGCACCCGATCCCTTTGATGTACAGGAAATACTCGCCGTAACCGATCTGGTTATAATTAACTGTAATTGTAGGCGAAGAGCTTGAAGCAGAGCCTTGTCTTACGATGCCTGTACCGTTTGAGATGTTCCAGACAATATCCGGTACATTCAGTCCTGACCATGTGAAAGTAAGTGAAGTCTGGCTTTTGGCTGTAATGCCTGTGATGGTTGGACCCGAGCAGACCGGCGTTGGATTGGTGGGTGTTGTCGGATCAGTCGGATTTGTCGGCGTAGTGCCGCCTGTTGTATCGATCCGGTTCATTAAACTTTCCAAAAGTAGCTTCACGTACTCCTGTGTCGCTGCTTTTCCTCCGTTGTTAATCCGAAGGTTTACCTGACCCAAACACATGGTATGGACAAGCAAAAGGATTATTAAACCTTGTAATTTCTTCATTAAAATAGTGTGTGTAGAATACGGTCATAAAGATAATTAATTTTATAAATAAATATTGTAGAATGATATTTATTCTGTTGATTAATTAGTATGTTTGAGGCGTCAATAACGTTGCAGGTTATTAACACTCAAAAAGATATTCAAAGCCTGGCTTAGTAGCGCTGCAACCGCGAACAGCCGGGCTTTTTGTAATTTAATATTATGGAAAAAGAAAAGTATGAGACTCAAAAGGATTTGTTTTATATTCTTGAAAATTGGGTTAACGGAGATTACCAAGCCAATTATTTAAGAACTATCAATAGAGAAAACAAGAAATATTTAATTTCGGATTGCCAGCGATATGTAAAATCTTGGGATGTTCCTGGTCAGGATTACAAATACACTTTTATATACAAGTGGGCAAGAAAGTACTTTAAAGATGATAGCGAGCTAGGATTTAGGCGTTCTATTGATAGGAATTCAAATACAGATGGTGTCATGAATTACTCACTAGTTCAACCTTACGAAGTACAATGCAATGAAGATTTTAAAAAGTTATTTGAGGGCAAACATTTGAGTCTGTATGACTTTAATATTCCTACTAATCATCCCTTTTCTGGATGGGATTTAAAAACAGTCTCTTATCTGAAATCGCTATTTAAAACAAATGAAGTTTACGTTTTTTTTGATGATGGAATAGAAAGAAAGCCTCAATCTGACCTACATAAAACAGGTACTTTATTTCATATGAACCATTTCGGGATTGACAAAAAATTTATAAAAAACGATTTGCAGTATTATAATAGAACTATCATTTTTTGGCTATTTGAAAACAGATTAGTTTTTAAATATGAATCGGGGAAAGATACTTGGTAGTCATTATTAAACGCCTAGTGAGTATTTGAGGCAGTTGATTGGAAAGGAAATTGAGAAAAGTAAAGGGAATTAAAGACTATGAAAATTAAACTACCAAGAAAACGCAAGAAGCGATTTATAAAAGCTAAAAGTAGATACGATTATCATATGTGTTGTATTGCTAATGAGGTTCTGTTCGAAGAAATACCTTGGAGAAGCCGTACTAAGTTTCCTGAATTCTTGAATGTTCCCGGTAAAAGATTGAAGGTTTTATTTAATTATTAACACCATGAAAATATCAGATTTACCGCCGGGATTGAAGGAGTTGGCGGAGAGGAGAAAGAGCGAATACCCATTAATATCTCAATCGAAAGATGTAACATTTGCTATTAGATGGAATAAAACACCCGAAGGGAAACATTTTTGGTTGAAGATTTCAGTTGGCAACTTCACTCCCTTCTACAACTGCAAAATTGTTAACTGTAAACCGAAAATGAAATGATTATGGATAAATTAAAATTTTGTTTTGGACTTTTTATTGTTGGAGGTATTCTGTTGTTTCTGGTTTTGCTCTGTATTGAAAAGGAGGAACAAGCACGATGGACTGAGTGCGGTATTGTGATTAACATGAAAGATGGTTTTGATGTAGTAGAACATTACCACCATAAAAGGTCAACAACCGCTTCTCTTGAAAACAAACTTGTTTTGGTCATTAATTACAGTGGAGATTTCCGTACAGAAGAAGTTTCTGAAAACCTTTATTATCGCAAGCATATAGGCGATCCTATTTGTTTCACACGTCACCCAGAAGGCTGGGGGTTTGCAGTTTTTATGTCAGGTGTTAGTTTCGTTGTAATAGCTGTTATGTTCTTTTGGAATTTCATAAAACTATTTTTTTAGAATGGAAAAACTAACCAAAGAAGAGCAAATAGCTGTGTTGGATATGGCTATTGAGAAGATCAAATCCAGAATTAGCCACTTCATGTGTACAGCCATAAATTTCTCTATATGTGATAAATTTTATACACATTTTAAAGATTGCGCTATCGAATGTTTCCCTGATTTGCTTGATTATAAACCTGCTGATTTGAAAGATGATAAGCAATGGTTTCCACCTCAAGAAGTTGAACGCCGCCTCGAAATTCTCACCAAAATGAAAAATGACCGGATCAATGGGATTATCTAACGAACAAAAGAAGCCAATACTAGAAAAAGCAATTGAGCTATTGCCAAAACAATACTTAATGTGCTCAGCAATAACCGAAGCGGCGGTTTTGTGTGGAATCCCAAAGGAGGATGCTAAGGATGCGTTTAAGGTGATTCCTGAACTGATGCTTTATATGCCAGAAGTGAAAGTGACAAAGCATATATGGTTTCACACGGATACTGAAGGGTATAATAAACGCATCAACATTTTAACCGAAATCTATAACCAATTGTAAGTATGAGTGTACTAAAATTAACCATTAAAAAAGAATGGTTCGACATGATAAATTCGGGCGTTAAAAAAGAAGAGTACCGTGAGATAAAACCATATTGGGTTAGTCGATTATTCAAAGCGGATTTTGGATCGCTGGACTTAAAAGAAGCACATGATTACATGAAAGAAGGTTTACGATTAGCGTACAAATTTCCAAATGGACACTTTACAACTCCTAGATTTTCAACTATAGAGTTTAAAAATGGATATGCAAAAGATGCTCCAACTATTCATGTGGTATGTGAAGGAATTACAATTGGAGAAGCAAAGCCGGAATGGTCTAATAATTGGCAGGGGAAAGTTTTTGTAATTAAGCTAGGAGATATTTATAGAAACGACATATAACATGGCAACAACAATGTCCCGAACCAACCGCGTGAAGAAATTCAACAGCGACGAAAAAGCGATCAAACAATTGCAAAAGTGCCCGATGATGCTTTTATCGCTCGGCACTGCATTTATCCGGGAGAAACTCGGAACCGAAGCCAAACTCGTGAAGCGGGGAATATGGGTTTATGATGTAAGGGAGTATGTTAAAATTTGGGAGGAAGGGAAATGAAAAGAGAACTATTTGAAAAAATATTTGATGACGGGGATTCTGAGTGGAAAGGAGATAATGCTTTTCATGGTCTGCTGATTATTGCAAAATACTTTGATGGATATTTCGGAGAAGTTGACCACCTGATTCCGTGGCAAATTGACCAGCAAATTAGCTGGCGGCCGGAAGCAATAAATGCTGTAGAAGCGATGTCAAAATTAGTAAATAAAAATTATAATTACAGGTAACCGTTTTCGGTCTCCGGTTTACGCTTTCTTCTCATGGATTCTCCTTTTAATTCTATGCGGTGTGCGTCATGAACAATACGATCTAAAATTGCATCCGCAATTGTTTTTTCTCCGATTACTTCGTGCCATTTGCTTACCGGTAATTGAGATGTGATGATAAGTGATGTCTTGCCATGCCTGTCTTCAATGATTTCCATCAGCGCTGCCCTGCTTTGAGCATCGAAGGGCTGGATGCCAAAGTCGTCAAGAATTAGGAGCTGCTGCCGCTCGATTTTAGCAATTTCTTTGATATAAGATCCGTCAGCCTTAGCCATTTTGAGCTTGGCAAAAAGTTTGGGAGTACTCGCGTAAAATACGCGGTAGCCCAGGATGCATGCCTGATGGCCAATCGCAGACGCTACATAACTTTTGCCGATCCCTGTGCTTCCAGTGATTAGCAGATTCTCGTTGCGTTCAATAAAAGTACACTCTGCCAGGCGTATAACCTGGTTGCGGTCGATACTCCGGTCAGCGTGGTAATGTACATTTTCAACCATGGCCTTATAGCGGAAGCGTGCAGACAGGATCTGCCGTTCTACACGACGGTTATTTCGATCATCCCATTCAGCGTCAACCAGATGAGCTAAAAGCTCATCTGGTGTATAATTGTTGGTCTGCCCGGTTTCCAGGCTACTTTTAAAGGCATGGAACATGCCGAAGAACTTAAGCTTGCGTAATTTTTCTAATGTGCTGCTATTCATTTTATTAATTGTTTAAAGGATTATTGATAGTAATCTTCGCCTCTGATATTATCATGTTTTGGCATTTGCAATTCGTCCGCAAAAAGACTGTCTTCATATTGATCCATGTTCTTCTCCAGGATGGTCTGGATTGTCTTGTAATTATATATCCCATAACTTAAGGCCCTTTGACAGGCGCTGATCAGTCTTTGTTCACCAGCCTTTTTTGCAAAAGATAAAATGCCGATACAGGAGCGGTAGGCCTGTTCGGGGTGCTGCTTACGGTCCAGGATTTTAAGGATATACAACCTGACATCTTCGTGGATTGATGCGGCCCATTCCAAAAAACGGTCAGGTGTCCAGTCTGTTACGAAGCGGTGCGTGCTGGCCAGATGTTCTTTATCCGTGGAATAACTGTAGGGGCTTTTAACACGCTTGTGCAGGGCTATGCGCTCGTAGTGATAGTACATCTCAACAAGAGAAGTAGAATATAAAAGCTTTACTTTTTTACCAATAAAGCGGTAAGGAACGCTATAATAGTGCTTATCTACCCCCAGGCAAACGTGACCGTTCTTCATTACCGTTACATGGGCGTGCTTTTTAAACTCATACCGCAGAAGCGGAAGCGGGGCCAGCGCAGAACGCTCAACTTCTTCAAACTGAAGCCGACGGCTGTAATTACGTCCGCGCAGGAGCTGACTGTTATGTACTTCAAGTGCCTGAAGTATCGCAGAATTTAACTCAGAAAGTGAGCTGTATACCTGTTTTCTCAAAGGAGCATAGATCCGGCTGTAAACGATTTTAACCGCTCCTTCAACCAAGGCTTTATCGCGTGGTCGGTAAGCACGTGCAGGCAAAATGGTAGTGCCATAATGATCAGCAAAATCAGCAAACGATTCATTCAGGGTAGGCTCATAACGGTGACTTTTAGTAACTGCTGCCTTTAAATTATCCGGAACAATGGCAGCTGGAACACCGCCGATATAATGAAGTGTATTCTCGCAGGCAGCTATAAAATCTTCCTTCTGCTGGCTCATAACAGCTTCTACATAAGTAAGCTGACTAGCGCCAAGAATAGCAACAAATACCTCAACGTCAGTCACTTCTCCAGTCTCTTTATCTGTTAGATTCAGCTTGACGCCAGCAAAATCAACATATAACTTATCACCTGCCTTGTGATCCTGATGCATCACAGGATTTACCCTGGCTTTCCATTTGGTTAAATGGAAGCAGAACTGGGTATAGGCAAAACCGTCGGGAAACTCTTTTTTATAGGCTTCCCAAAGCATGCGCCTATTTACTCCGGTTCGTTTTAGCTCCTTGTCAATATGGGGAAAACAACGCTGTAAGACCAGTAAACGGTCCTGTGATGGTGGTTCTTTAACCGTGCCGAAAAAGTCGTCAAGTTCTTTATCATTGAGGCTGTTGATCTGTTCGAATGTAAGCCCGCTCGCATCATAGGTAGCCATATACTTCTTGGCTGTATTACGCGAGACACCGGTCTGCTCAGCAATTGAAAGTTTGCTGCGACCTTGACTGTACATCCTTAAAATCTGTCTTATCTTACTCATGCTGATTGTCGAATTAGCCATACTTCCACACGATTGGTTCGTGTCAAAAGTAAGGTTGATTCCACAGCATTTTTTGCTCTACCCGGTGGTCAGTTTGCTCCGAATTCAGGTGGTCAATTTACTCCGAATTCGGGTAGTCAATTTCGCCCGGAACAGGTGGTCAGCTTAAACCGAATTGAGGTGGTCAGTTACACCGAATTTTCCATACTTTGATGCCAAAGAAAAAGATATTCTGGTTGCAGCAGAACACGATATTATTTACAGTGTAGATATAGATGAAATTATTGAGGCTGGGATAACCGAAAAAGATGCAACTGATTTAATGTTATTGAATTGGGGTATTGATGTAGATAATGACTGTTTATATTGTTTTGTTTGAATTGTACTCTCATGACCAAGCCAGCCCTACAACACCTAAAAGAATCCTTTTCTGATCTGGATGAAAAGGAAATGGATAAGATGGTTGAAGTGATGAAAAGGTATGCGAGGGAGTGTATTGTTGCTTCAATTAACGATATTATAGTAATTGCTTCGGAATATATCAAATACGAGTATGGTGAATATGCAGATAAAGTTGAAAACTATAAAATTGAAACTCCATGAAAACATTTCCTGAAATATTAGATGAACAATTAGCAATAGCGCCAAAGATGTTATGAGAATAGCGAATTATATGATGATGGGTTTGCTGTCGAAATTAACAAAGGCTCCATTTTAAACACTGAAATAATACTGCCATGAGTGAAATAGCAAATTTAAAAGCTATGGGTAAGAAGCAACGTCAATTTATTGAAACTATGCTTCAACATAAAGATCGGTTCGTTCAATATGTTCAATACCAAAACGAGCATAAACAAGAATTTTTAGTGCGTGATGGTGATTCTAACGATTGGGAATCGCTGACACTTCCTTTCTTTCAGTCTCTTATTGATAGACGTATAATTCTAAACAGTGAGAGTTTCAACGCTACTGAGCATATCGTAATTGGAAATTATTATTTGAATCATACAATTAGTTTTGATCAATAAATATGAGAACTGTAAGCTGGGTTATTATTGAAACGGCAACAGGTAGAGCAGTTTTAGAAACATATCAAAAATCTATCACAGAAAAGGTTAACACTGACAAGTATTTGGTTATCCCAATACTGTTATATTTACAGAATTTAAACAAAAACTATGGGATTAACAAACTATAAAGTAACCTATGAATGTGACTGTGGGGAAAATTGGGGAGATTGCGACAAAAGAAGTTTCTTTATTCTCCAATATAACAGGACTGTTGATATCGGAACGCTTTTTCACAAGCATCATGCTGATGATGAAAATTCAAAAATGCAAGACTTAGGGGCATTTACCGATAAAGGACTTGCTGCGTTAGTAAAAGTGCTGACACAGTCGGATCCAGATGAAGAAACTAATGAAGCGGATGAAAAAGATATAAAAGAAGCAAGGGGTTATTAACCCCACAAAAAAAGACGAACTCAATCAAGTTCGTCTTTTCCAATTACAACCTAAACCCAAAAGTCTTTAAAGCGTTATCAATGTCGAATGAATCCCGGCACCTGAAACCACAGCGGTGTACACCTTGGAAGCGTCAAGCGGATGTTGTATCTCAATGGATTTACGGGTATTGTCAGCCCACGGGTTATAGTACATAATCGCCATTTTATTACCCAGGATACGGCATCTTACAAAGCCGCGCTTTTCGTACCAGCAATCCACCAGATCAGCACCTACGGAAGATTTTTCAACCCAGTTTCCGCCATTGATCCGGTAACGCGCGTAGTAAGGTGTTCCGCTTGCCACCTGACCGGCTGTCTGATGCCAAAGTAAATTTCCATAGTAAGACAAATCACCGCCACCGGTTGACCACTGATTTCCGGCATGTGGGAAATTTGGCTGTGCGCTGGTAGCTCCGTTAGGCCACCATTCGTCGCCTGGATTAAGATCAACTTTTTTATCCGGGTCCTGAAACGGGTAAACACCCCACTCAACAAAAACTTTTCCATATTCCTGCGCAAGAAAAGCCCATGCCATGTGATAAACCGGATCCAGTAAAGCTTTATCACTTTTATAGTAAATTCCGTCCGGATATGTTATTCCTTTTTTCCAGTTAGGGTTCCATTCGTGTGAACCAAATATGAAAACACCGGTATCTTTACCAAGTTTTTTCATCAGATCCATTTTAAACAGACCTCCTATAATATCCCCTAGTTCATCCGGGTTCGGCTTATAAACGGTGATAACAAACAGGTTGGTAGCACTTAACGTACCGCCTGGATGAAACTGGGTGCGATCCCATGTGGAAGGATCCGTAGTGTACATGTTCGCATGTTCCGTCCTTGATCTTTGCCCTAAGGCCCAGGCTGAACCGCGATCAGGAACTGTACCAATACCCAGATATAAATAAGAATGACACACATAATAAGCCCGGCCATCAATAGCTTTCTGTGCTTCGTAGCGTTCTTTTAATCTTTCATAAAACCAGCCCCACATCGGGTAAGATTCAGGCATGTGATCTTCTCCTTCCGTGGTTTCTGCAATCCAGAGACTAGGCAAAGAACTTTCATTTGCTTTCTGGATTGCCTGAGCCTGATTGTAAGGGCCATTAGGCCACCACCGTTTCCAGTAACCTCCTTCGGTAATGTCCGGTCCGGTCGGGTTTAAACCAAATATCTCACGGGTACGGGGAACGTTATTGTATTCCATGCCCGGATACTGCGCACGTACAGATGCATCCTGACCATCTCCGACGTGTCCGCGCGTCCAGTGCGTTACACCTTTGGCGAAAATCTGAGGAAGTGTCCAGCCTAATTTATTTTGATTTAATACAAAATAATGACCGCTAGGCATGGTCATATCCGGGGCAACGTCAGCCCATGTGGCAACTTGTTTGGTTAGGTCAGCATAAATAGGTATCTGACGTTTCCAGGTAATTGCAGTCTGCGCATGCACAAAGCCGGAAACAGCAAGCAGTGCAAATAATAAACTTTTAAACTTTTTCATCGTGTGTGTTTTATCTGAATATAAAGGTGGCGTAGGCTCCTGAGACGTTCCCTTGCATAAAAACTCCGGCAGCACAATCATAATAGTATGTATTCTGGTTACAGTCTGCGATCCACTTGCCAAAGCTATCAAGGCCTATCTTACCCTGCATTTTAACAATACGGCCGGGGTTATTATTCTGGTAAGAGTAGTTGCTTAAAGGCGTGTTTCTTTTAATAATTTCACCGCCGATTACGTACGTCCACTCATAGCCAGAATTCAAAGGATAGGTTGCGATATCATTAATGATCCAGTTCTTGGAACTGCCTGTAAATTGCAGGTTCATTATTGTAGTCTGTCCCTGATAAACAATCCTTGCCGTTACGTTGGGCTCTTCCGGGTCTGGATCAGGATCGACCGGTGTCGGATCGGTTGGGCCCGTGCTGGTTGTGACTGTAAAGGTCTTGTCTGACATCCCGGTACACAGCACACCGTAAAAGTGCAGGTTGTAGTTACCGTCAGGGATTCCCGGGTACGAAAGATTGACCGTTGATGATGTAGGCGTGATTTGCCCTGTTCTAAGCTTGATATTGGGCGTAGAAGCATTGGTTATCCACCATCCGATCTGCGTAACGCCGTTGCCGTGAAAAGTGGCTGTTAATCCGGTTTGTGTAGGGTTAACGATGGTGAGTATTGTTGGCCCTGCACTGCAATTCGGCAAGGGCTGCGTAGGATCTACCGGATCTGTGGGATCGGTAGGATCGGTCGGGTCTGGATTATCACCGCCACCAAGATTGTAATTAAACCCTACATAGCACGTTGGACGCGCGGTTGGCCTGATGGTGATACGCACACTGTCAAGTTGTGGTACGCCTTCAATCCGCATGGTTTCACCCGTTTGATAAGGGACTGCATTCCAAAACCACGATTTATCGTTCTTGACAATCCGGATCGAGTAGTTATTTAGTCCCTGAATCGAAGAACTCAGACCAAGTTCAATTGCTGAACCGTCCTGCACGATCGAGCTTATCTTTAAATCACAGTCAGAAATGTTATACTTCTCTAACTGATCGAAAAGATAATTCTGTACCCATTCTTCGGTCGCTACATTGCCTGATGCAGGATACGTGATAACAGACTGGGAAAATCCTGGAAGAGCCGCTACAAGTAGTAGCAGATTTAGAAAGTACTTTCTCATTTCTTCCTTACGATAAAGTCCTCTGAATCTCTTCCGGTGCACGTGTTCGCAATTAGTGTTAGATGATAGGCTCCATCAGGCAGATTCGGATAGCCAAGTCTGATCGTGTTGGAGGTAGGCGTTACCGATCCTTTGGTGATCGTTTCGTAGACCGGCCCAAGAAGCAGGTAATCCATCCCTTTCACATTCAAACCGTCAAACACCACTGAAATCCCGATGGATGCATCATACGTCACTTTTGTGATCGTTGGCCCTCTGTCACAATTCGGGAGCGTTACAACCGGAGTTGTCGGAATCGTCGGGATAGAAGGATTGGTCGGGATAATAACCGGTGGGATGTTGATTACAACGCCGGACTGCGCTTTTGCCAGTGAATCAAATTTGGCCTTGATGCGCTTTTCCACATACTCTTCCGAGGCGATCTTTCCGGGTGGAAATGTGAGCGTAGTCTGAGCCAGTACCCCGTCATACAACAGCAGCCCAAATAAAATAAATAGTAAGTTCTTCATTGCCTGTACGTGTGTGTGTGATTGCTGCTCTATTACTGATCTTCAATCAATTGAATACGAGCATAGAGCATACAGACAAAGATAATTATTTTCGTAAATAAATATCGTAGATAGATATTTTTATTGTTAGGAAATTAGTAGCTTTGGGGTGTACTAAATGGTATTTCTTTTGTGATAGGAAGTGATACCATTCTCTGGAATGGAACTTCCATCAGACCCCAAACTTGTCTATCACCTTGTTTGGGGTTCTTCGTTTATTTATCATGCACGATCCAAGAACACTAGCTTTCAGTATAAAAAGTCCTTTTAAATCAAAGTCAGGCTATCAACCTTCATTAATTGATATATGGCACGTTGATCCGGATAAAGGGTATGATGATGACAGTTGTGGTTGGTTTATTCGTGAGCGTCACATGAATAAAAAGAATCTTGAATTTATCCGAAGAGATTTTGAGTATTCATACAAAGAGTGGTATTATGAATCAAATGGATTAGGTCGGTTTTCTCCCCATGCTATCGCTATAATGATGTACAATCGTGCTGTGTGGGAATTAGCAGATGGTAATACGGATTTTAAATCAAAAACGCGAGAAGTATTTATGAGAAAGTATTTGTATGATATACTTTATTTCTCAGAAAATAGTACAGATTCTATTTGCCGAACACTTACCAGTGCAACCAAAGGAGAAGTTGTTGATTTGGCTGGTATAATTGCCGCGGATGTAGCTAGAAAATTACGCCCTTGGTACAAGCACCCACGCTGGCATATTCATCACTGGGAAATTCGATTTAATTTCTATTATGATTTTTATCGTGGTTACATTCAAAAATGCGACAATTGCGGGAAAAGGGGATGGAAAGGTGGATGGTTTAGGACTTACAAGAATGGAAAACCATTGCTTTCATGCGGAAGGTGTCAGGAAATTGGATGTAAGTCAACGGTAAATTCTTAAATATCATGACACCCCTCACCAAAACCCAAAAGTGGGCACTATTCCTTTTAAGCATCCGAAAAGGGTCTTATGTGGTTCAGGATATTCAATAAAACAAATTACACTTCATCAATGGAGAGACTAACAATTGAAGAGGAATCTTTCAGGGAAGGATTCGATAAGTGGCATTTGCGCGGCTTCAACTTTCACATAGCAATTCACAAAATATGGAAACCTGACTTTGGATTGGTTCACGATCATCCAACAGAAATCTTGACCACAATTTTAGAAGGCAGTTATTGGGAGCGTGTTTATACAGTCAATGAAGATTGCACTTGGTCTTTTGAAGATTTTCATAGAAAGAGAGGTGAAACCAGACTGATAGAAGCAACCACTATCCATGAGATTCTTTCCTTGCCCGATGGTGATTGTTACACGTTGATTCTGCCAGGTCCAATTGTTAGGCCGGATTGGGGTTTCTGGGATTTCAGTAGGGAGAAAGCGGAGTTTATTAAACGTTAATATATTATCATGGAAATTACAAAACAGGAAATTGAATGGATAAGCAAGTTGGATTTCACGATAAAATACATGGATCCAAAGATTAAATTATGGTTACTTAAAGCCAATCGACAGGCTGTTAAAGGTAAGTTAAATTATTTTCAGAGAAATTTTATTATTCCTGATCCATACGATCCTGAGTTATTTGGTTTTATCAAAAAAGAAATGATAAAAAGCATCAAGAAAATTAAGTCGTTGACGCGGCAAATAAGGAAGGTTAAGGCAAAAGGCGGCTTAAAATAGCTCACATAATACACATCCATTTCCCCCTAAAACCACTACCAACCAGTAGTGGTTTTTTTATTTGCAATTTATTTACAAAATAAATATCATAATACAATATTTATTTGATTTTTTAATTATACATTTGTTGTGTATGATAAAAGCCAAGTTTTCATTCGATTGAACCCTTGGAACGACAGAATACTACACACACACTTAATTATTTCATGAAAGAGAAAATTTTAATCGCTCTTAAAACCAAGTATAAAAACTTGGGGTTTGGCGACAAAGCTTTTGATGGGGTTGCCGCTTTCCTCGCAACAACTATTACAGAAGAAGAAAACATTGAAACCGGCATCGCTGGGGTCGAAGGATTATTCAAAGGGTTTCAAGGTGATGTGGATAAAAGAGTTACTGACGCAGTGTCAAAAACGAAATTAGAAGCCGCTACGAACACTAAGAAAGAATCTACTACAAAATCCGGGGGCGACGAACCCGACACTACCAAAAAAGACGAAGACGGAATACCTGCATGGGCGCAATCCTTATTGGATGCGAACAAAGCGTTAAGCGGTGAAATAGCTACCCTTAAATCTGGTAAGACGGCGGAGTCAAGAAAAGCAATCCTTGAAACAAAACTGAAAGACGCTCAACCAAAATTCAAAGAGAAAATTCTTAAAGATTTCTCTCGGATGCAGTTTGAAAAAGATGAAGATTTTGATGCGTATGTGACTGAAACAGAAACAGACCTTTCAGAGTTTACACAGTCTTTAAGTGATCAGGGACTTGGAAGCCAAAAGCCGCCTACAATTGCAGGTGGCAACCTAACCAAAACTGCTTTAGAAGCAGATATTAAAGGTTGGGCAGCTGCTACCGAGCCAGCGAAAGCGGTGTAAGTAAGCATTTAACACACACACTTAATTTCTTGACAAATGGGAATGAATTTCACCAAGAAGGTCGCCCTTTATGGAGTGGTGATCTGGCAGAAAGTAATCGAGACTGCCCAGGGTGGATTTGCATTGGATGTTACAGGTTTAACCTTAGGAGACACTCTGAAAGGCGGAACACTGATTTCATTTGACGAATCAACCCGAATCGCCAAGGTTGTTAAAACTGCTACGGTTCAGGCCAATGCAGCAAACAATGCGGTAAACATCCGCGTAGCAAAAGGCCACCAGTTCAAAATTGGCGATTATGTTGCCCGTTCTATTGGCGGTGCTGCATATGCTATCACTGCAATTTCAACGACTGATCCTGTATACGATCAGATCACAATCGGAACCACACTTGGCGTTGCTCTTACTGCCGGTGATGCGCTATTTATTTCAAGTGCTACAGGTGCTTCAAATGCTGCCGTAACACTGGTTCACGGTCAGACAGGACTTTCTTACGAGGACTACGAAATCACTACGAGTACTGACATAGCTGTTGTGCTACGTGGGCGCGTATACGCCAGACGTATTCCGTCAATTACAGACGATTTGAAAGCGAAGGTTAATTCGATCTTCTTCTCTCAATCATACTAATCACACACTGAAACACACACACTAATATGAGCAAGTTCAAATCCATTTTTGGAGAATATGCTTCAAACCTTCAGTTGGTGATCGACAGCAAATTAAACAGCTTCGCTCCAACCTGGTATCCGAAGTATTTCGGATGGTCGCCAACTCAGCAATCTTTAACGTTCCAGTCAGCAATTGGCCGCGCACGTATAGAGGCTATGGCATCCATCGTTAACCGCGATTCTACCACTCCGCTTCGTAGCCGTCAAGGTCTTGAAAAATTGTCTGGTGAAATTCCGGCAATTAAGGAGATGTTTAAAATGCAGGAAAGCGACTATCGCGAATTCCTGTCATTGCAAAACATGCCTGTAGATGACAACACCAAGAGAATTCAACTTTTAGATTTCCTTTTCGGGGATGTTAAAAAAGTAGGTGATGCAGCCCATAAACGTCTTGATGCAATGGCATTGGAGGCAATCTCTACGGGTTTTATCACGGTAACAGTAGGCAATAACCCTGATGGTTTGGTGCTTACTTCGGCTGTCCCTCTTGGGATGCCACCTGAAAACTTCGTACAAAGTCCTTTTACCTGGGCAAACCCAACAACGGCTACTCCAATTTCAGATATTGAAACTGTAAATCAGTTGGCGTTTGAAAAAGGCATTGGACTTGAAAAAGTTCTTATGTCCATGGCGTTGTTCCGCAAGTTCAAGAAAGCAAAAGAAGTACTGGACACGCTGCAAGCTTTCTATTACAGCTCGAAGCCAGGCGGATCTTTCAATCCTGTTGCGATCACAGCACTGGATAAAGTGAACGAAGCATTGCAGGCGCAGGGACTTCCTTACATCGAAATCGTAAACGAAGCGACTGGTATTGAAAAAGATGGTTCAATTACTGTATTCCGCGCATTCAACGAAAACAACGCAGTATTTGTACCAGGCGGTCAGCTTGGAACGATCAAAAACGCTCTTGCAATTGAACAATTCCGCCCTGTTACGCAGGTAGGTTATGGTAATTACAACCGCGCTGTGATTTCTAAATGGTCTGAAAACGAACCTTTTGGAGAGTGGACTAAGGTTGAGCTTAATGCTTTTCCTGCAGTTGAAGCGATTGATAGCATGTACATCCTGACAGCTTCATTCTGATAAGATATCATGGCAACAATTCAGGATTTTGTAGTAGCGAAGCTGGAACGATACAATATCGAACTAACACCGGTGGAATTGGAAGTGATGTTAACTGACGCAAATCTTGTGGCAACCGACACCTATACTTCCGGGCACCTGGTGCAAATAAAGACAGCTTTCGTCTCTATAATCCCTGAATTGTTGCTAAGACCTGATATCACAGAAGGCGGTTACTCTGAAAAGTACGACAAAGCAGCGATCAGGACTTTCTATTCAATGCTTTGCCGGGAAATCGGAGTGCCTGATGTATTCGAGGTTGGTCAGCCCGAGATCCGAAACGCTTCCAATCTCTGGTAATCATGGTAAGACAATATCCCTACGAGCTGTATCTTTTCACTGCCGGTGGTGGTGGACAGGATGTAAACGGGAACTTCATTCCGCAGACCAATAGCGAGTGGGTAAAACTTGGCATGTGCCGCGATGAAGTCAACTCGAAAGGCTCACAGGTGATGGTCGCTGATGGAACATCCTACGTCTTTGATTCGCTTATTCAGTGCCCTAAAAGTATCAGGAATGTTCATGTGGGCGCAAAGGTGCAGGTCAGGTCAGGTAGTGAAGTCAGGGTTGAAGGAACGGTTAGCCGGTTTGATCCGTCGCAAATGCACTCACGGATATGGGTTTAACTCCAAATTTTACTGCTGAATCTTTCCGAAAGGAGTTGGAAAAGCGTGCTGCCAACATCGAACGCGCGATCATCCTGCAACTTCAGGCGCTAGGCGAAGAGCTTGTAAACCATGCCCGGACACTTAACACATACAAAGACCAGACTGGAAACCTTCGGGCTTCTATCGGGTATGTGCTGATCGTAAACGGCGTGGTATTCAATCACAACTTCGTGACCACCAAAGCAGGTGCATCAACTGGAAGGCAGCTAGCTGATGAACTGGCATCCAAGGCAAAGAAAGGCTTCGCTTTGATTGTAGTGGCCGGAATGGATTACGCGGGTGCTGTGGAATCAAAAGGATACGATGTGCTGGCTTCGGCTGAAATGCTTGCATCAAGCGAGTTCCCAAAGCTGAAAGCCAAAATGATGTCCAAAATCCAAAACATGAAATGAAGACAGTACTCGATCAGAGCACAGCGATTTACAAGGTTTTAAAAGCTCAATCCACGATTGCTTATGCAATATCAGGAGGAATTTACAAGACGCTAAGACCGGCAGACTCAGTGCTTGAAGATATCGTAGTCAACACCATTACGCTAAGCGATGGAAGTCTTCAAAGAGGCGTTTCAAACGTCAACATTCATGTGGCAGACATTCAGCAGACGATTGGAGGTAAACAGTTCTACGCACCGAATGAAGCCAGGTTAAACACGTTGACGAATTTGGTAGCTCCACTTTTGAAAAGCTACTTCAGTGATGATTTCAGCTTTAAGCTTGCTAATACTTCATTGGTCAGGGAACCAGAAATCAATCAGCATTACGTGAATCTTAGAATCAATTTTATATTCGAGGATTTGGAAGCATTTAATTAAAATACTTAAAAAACACACACTATAATGGCAGTAACACGAGGAACCAGCGATGTTTTTATTGCGCCTATTGCATCGGACGGCGGTGTAGGTACGGCATGGGCGTCTATCGGTGCTATTTATGCTGATGAAACAGCAGCCTTAGCCCAGGCAGACCCAACAACCAAGGAGTTTAAATCTATTCAATCCGACCAGCCGCTTGACAAGGATATTACACAAGGAGCTATTACAGTTCAATTGTCCCTGATGAATGTGACTGTCGATGATCTGCTTCTTCTTATGGGTGGTACGGTGACAGGAACAACCGAAGCGAACAAAGTATGGTCAGCACCTTTACAGGCGGTAACGATTGAGAAATCACTGAAAATCGTACCTAAAAAAGGCAAGATTATTACGTTCGTACGTATGCAGCTTTCTTCAAAATCAAGCTTCAACCTTCAGCCGGATGGACTTTATCTTGTACAGGTACTTTGTTCTGTTCTTCAACCGACAAAACCAAATACTCTGCCTTACACATTCGGTCCTGATGTATCAACATTGGTCGCATAACACCACACACTTTGAAATTATGAAAAAAGCCTCTTAACCGGGGCTTTTTTTGAATACACACTATGGAAAATTTAGAATTCGATCCTATTGCCGCTGAAAGGAAGGAGTTAGACCTACTGAATAATAACGGGATGTTCTTTTCGGTCAACAAGCGATTTACAGGCTGGTTAAGCAAGAAAAAGACAAGAGAGTTTACGATTAAAAGCTTTCCGCTCGGTGTGATGGACCGGCTTAGCGGTGAATATATTCGGCTGGACCTTGATGAAGAGTTGATTAACATCAACCCACTTTATGAAGCTAAGGTATTGACTAAAAAAAATGCCTTAAGGTGCGCTAGGATCGTAGCTATTGCTGTGCTTAGCAACAGCCCACTATATGCCTTTTTGGTCACTTTCCTAACCGGATATTTCTACATGCGTGTAACGCCAAAACAGTTATTTCAACTTACAGGCATCATCAATGGAATGGCTAATTACAAGGATTTTATCAACTCTATCAGATATCTAAGGACTCAGACGACGACAAAACCGCAGCTGATAGAGAAAAACGAGCCAAGCAGCAAGGATTAAAATCCACTTTCGGCTCACGCGGTTCTATTAGAAACCATTTACATCTAACCCGACATGAGATGCTATGGGAATATCCCTATGCTGAGATTATGCGCATGCTAATCGATCAGCCATCCTTCGAAACCGACGATAAAACTTCCCCGCAAAAAGAAAAAGTAGTCGATCACGACGGGTTGATCGCTTCGCTAATGAATTTTCAATCTAATCTTCCCCGGTAATGAATAATAATAGCGGTGCTTTATCATTTGATGCGATTGTAGACGATGCTCAATGGTCTGCCACATTTAGGCGAATGAATAATGATGTTCGGGGGTTAACAAATACTGCTACTACTGAAACAAATAAAATAGATGCGGTTTTCAGGCAGCTGGCAACCGTTGCCGGAGGAGCCTTCGCCTTTACTCAACTAGCATCACTTCCTCAAAAGCTTATCCAGGTTCGCGGTGAATTCCAGCAATTGGAAATTGCCTTTGAAACAATGCTTGGCAATAAAGGCAAGTCTGATGCCTTGTTTGCTGATGTGGTTAAGCTGGCGGCTACAACACCCTTTAATCTAAAAGAAGTCGCTACCGGCGCAAAACAGCTCCTTGCGTATGGTGTAGCCAGTGAAGATGTAACCAAGACCATGACAAAGCTTGGTGATATCGCAGCCGGACTTTCGATTCCTTTAAATGATCTTACTTATCTGTACGGTACAACACGGACACAGGGACGGCTATTCACAGCAGATTTAAACCAATTTGTAGGACGTGGTATTCCATTGATCCGGTTATTATCAGAACAATTTGGTGTAGCAGAATCCGAGGTTAAGAACCTGGTGGAAGCCGGTAAAGTTGGTTTTCCGGAAGTTGAAAAGGCAATCAATACGCTGACACAATCAGGCGGGATGTTCTCTGGTTTAATGGAGAAACAAAGTAAATCACTTACAGGTCTTTACTCCAACTTTCAGGATTCGGTTGATCAGGCATTCAACAATGTTGGTAAAAGTCAGGAAGGGTTACTTGCTTCGGGTATTGGCTTTGCAACTACGATGGTTCAGAATTATGAACCGATCCTGGATGTATTAAAAGTCCTTGTTGCTACCTATGGAACGTACAGAGCTGCCATCATTGCAACCGCTGCCGTTCAAGGTTTAGCTGCTAGCGCAGGATCAATAAAAACATTCTTCGAACTTTCAAAAAGTATTAAATCTGCTGCCGATGCTCAGGCGTTATTCAATCTGGTAACAGGTCTAAATCCTTATGTGGTTGCCGGTGCTGCATTGGTCGGTTTGATCACCGCCGTAGCTTTGTTCCGGGACACAACCACAGAAGCCGAAAAAGCGCAGAAGCGCATGGCGAATGTCAATGACACGGTTTCTCAATCCTTGGCAGGTGAGCAGGCGAAAATACAGGTATTAACCGCACAGATCAAGAACGAAAGCGTTTCAAGAGAAGAGAGAAATAATAAGCTTCGTGAATTAATATCCATTCAGCCACAGCTTTTAAGTGGTCTGACACTTGAAAATATTGCCACAGCCGAAGGGACAAAAGCAATCAACGGCTACATCGAAGCACGTAAACGCCAGATTGAAACAGAGCAGTTAAAGAACGAGTTGGACGAAAGTATCAAACGCCAGAACGATGCAAAATCCGGCAAAAAAGAAACCGGCGTTGTAGCTACGGTTTTAGGTGCAGCTTTATCGGTGGGCAATGCAGTTGCATCCGCTACGTCCGGCGTTGATCTGGCTAAGATTCAGGCGGCTAATACTAAGGCGGCGAATAAGGAAATAATAAAAAGTGAGGATGAACTTCAAAAGACAATCCTTGCCCGCGTAACCGCCTTACAGTCGGTTGATGCAGCTACTTTAAAATCAGGTGACAGTACCAAAGAAGTTGTTAAAAAGAACGTCAAGTACTACGATGATCTAATTAAAGCCAAAAAGGATTCACAGGAAAGCGCAACGACCAATGCGGAATTCAATAAGCTTGAAGCCGAAATCAAAAACCTGGAAGCGCAGAAAGCCAGGATCACCGGCGCAATATCCAAAGAAGCCAAAGTAGCCAGCAAAGCATCGGCAAAAGAGGCTGAAAAATCAGGTCCATTCGGTTCAGTGGCTTACTGGGACTACATCGCAAGCAAGGCCAAAGAAATCCTTGATAAAACACCGGTTAGCAATACAGGTCAAATAGCTAAACAGCAGGCTATTCTTACCGATGCTGAAAGAAATGCAGCATTAGCGCGTAAAAAGCTTGCCATTCTCACCTTCGACGAAGAGCTTGAACAAAAGAAAAAGAATTACGAGGCTTATCAGTTATGGGTTGATAATCTAGGCACAAAAGCTGCTGATGAACACTTCGACGGACTGATCACGCAAGGTAAGTCTTACGCGGAGTATCTCAAACAGCAGATCGACCAGTTTCAATCCGTTCATCCTGAATCGTTAACCGGCAAAGAGCAGGATCAGCTAGTTAAACTTAAAGTTGAGTATTCCGATGCAACCAATGCGCAGAAACCGATGGAACTGTTTCAAAAGCGTTTGGATGATGCCAGAACGTCGGCTACTTCTTTAACGGATGAGATTGAACGGCTTAAAAAGATTCAGTCGGAGTTATCCCCAACGGATTTATCTCCTGATACCACAGCTAAAAAACAGGCTACACAGGAACAAATCAATGAGGCGACCGCGCAGCGTAAACTTGAATTCCGAAATTACCTTCTCGACGTTGCCGGATCAGAACAAAAACGCCTTGAAATCGAAAACCGCTTCAAAGACCTAAGGGTTGAACTGGAAAAGCAGTACGGCAAAGAAAAAGGTGCCGCCTACCTTAAAGCTTTAAAACAACTTCAGGAAGACGAAAAAGAGGCATACAAAAATCAAGACGTTCAATCTGCTGAAAAATCAAAGGAATTCAAGGAGTTCACAAAAATTGCCAAGCTTTCCAATGATGAAATAGGGCGGGATAAAGTCATTCAGGCGCGAAAAGACTTTGCTGAATTCACTAAAAATCTCGATAAGGAATCCGAAGAGTACCGTCAACACCTTGAAACGCTTCGTGGTATTGAAGAAAACTACAAAGAGAAAAGTATTACGTATTGGGATCTTGTAGCCGGGGCTATTGGGCAGATTAGCGAAGTGCTACAAGAAATGGGCGGCGGAATTGGTCAGGTAGGCTCTGCTTTATCTAGCTTGAGTGGCCAGTACGGAAATATTAAGCAGGCTTTCACTACGAATAAAGATGGTTCAACTAGTATGAACCAATATGCTGCTGCTATTCAAGGAGTTATAACAATTATTGGTGGGCTGACTGCTGCATCTAAACGCAGACACGAAGAAGAAAAAGCGTTTGCAGCCGCTCGTTTGGGTTACGAACAAGACTACCAACTTGCCTTAAATCAAGAGCTAGGAGATTCTTACAAAAAGAAAGAAAATCCTTACGTCAATGATATTCAGGCTAAAATAAAATCCGGTGTCGACCAATATAAGGACGCGCAGGAAAAATACCAGGCTGCAATAGATAAACTCGACGAAGGCCGATCTAAAAAGAATCAAAAGAATGTCGTTGACGGCAAGTCAGTCGGACAATTAGCAGGTGCAGGAGCGGCGGCCGGTGCCGTCATTGGTGGAATTGTCGGAGTTGGAGTGTTTTCTGTTGCTACGGCGGCAGTAGGGGCAGTTATCGGTGGCGCAGTCGGTGCGATATCCGGACTTTTTGCCAAGAAAAAGAAAGATGTTTACGGCTCTCTTTTAGAAGAGTATCCGGCACTGATTGATAAAAGTGCGGATGGTTGGGAAACGCTGAATGTGGCAATGGCGAAGTCATTAATTGCTAACAACCAATTAGATGATAAAACCAAAGAGCTAGTACAAACCGCTATCGAATACAATGAACAGCTTCAGGAAGCTAAACAGCAAATCGAAGATGGAATTGTAGAGCTGACTGGGCAAATGGGTGATAGTATCCGTAACGCTCTGATCACTGCTTTTAGGGATGGAACGGATGCGGCGTTAGCCTTTGGGGATGCCGTTGGTGATGTAATTGGCAATGTTGTAGAGCAGTTATTGTTTGCAAATTTGATGCAACCGGCTTTGGATAGATTCCTTGAAGAAGCTACTCAATCATTAACTACGGGTGATGGATCTATTGTAGATGATCTTAACCGTTACAAAGACTATGGCAAAGCAGGTGCAGATGCTTACACTCAGGGATTAGCAGAGCTTGATCAGTTCTTGAAAGACAATGGGTACTCGAAAGGATTTGGCAAAACAGGATCAACATCAGCCAGCCCAATGCAGGGAGCTATTGCCGGAGTTTCCGAGCAAACAGCCGGCGTTCTGGAGGGAAATATCACAGCAATCAGGATCGGTCAGGCAGATGCCAATGTGATCTTACGGAATTCTTTGTTTCAACTTACTGCCATAGCTCAAAATACGAGTTATAATGTGCTTTTAGTAGATATCAATAAAAAGCTGGATAAACTTAATCTGCTTGACACCAATTACAACCGTCAATACGGCGGATAATAGTTTATATGTGTATACAAATAGTAAAAAGGCTGATACCAATGGTGTCAGTCTTTTTTGTTGATGGAGTGGATAGTTTAAAATTTCCTTATTGGCCTAACTCTACCATAGAAAGCACCTTTCTCGTAATTAGTACCGGTTAATGCAACAAAATTAAGCCCATAAGCTTTTGTGGCTGATGTTTCGGTAGATGACCAGTACAATCCACTAGAAAATACAGTTGAGAAACCTCCAATAATAGATTTGTTATCTCGAAGTAATTCTAACTCATCAACTGACGGAATGTACCAGTCCTTATAACCATTTAAGTTTAATTCATTTTTAAAAGGATATGCGGCATAGTATGTTGATCCCGACACTACGGCCATTTTCTTTGTATTACTTTGCCCATCACTATCATTTGTACCTACCAAGTTGGAGGGGCCCCAAAAGAATGTTTCATATCCATTAACATCTCTAAGGTTTTCTTTGGAAGCAATTAATCCAGTTTTTCCATCCTGGTTAATAAAAAATATTTTACCACCCCTATATTCATCACCAATTAATAATTTTATAGAGAATTTCGATTCTGACTTAAACTCATTGTTTTTATCTGAGGTTGCAACAACAGTTAACGAATGTTCGCCACCATCAACATCTTTTGGCGTCCACTTGAAATTATAAGGTGACGCTATGACTGAGCCGATACTAGAGCCATCGACGAAATATTCAACTTTTTTAACGGGGTTGCTTGTAGTTGACTGGAATTCGTAATCTACATTGTTGTTTAGTATCTTATTCGCAGTCGGCGAAATAATTGAGACTGTAATATTTTCTACTGGATCAGGATCAACAGTGTTATCTTTAGAAGGGCATCCAAAGCATAAAAATGAAATAGCAATAATAGGAAGATATTTTTTCATTTGTCAGAGGTTTATTTTTACAATGATACTGAATATCAGTGAATAAAAAAACGACCTCGAAATGAAGCCGTTTTTGATACTACACACACTACTGAATCTTTTACTATTTTTAGTTTTTTAATATTCTCTTCAAACCTTTTTGAATTTATTTCGTTCGTCTTCCCTGCCCCAATTAGTTCCCCTTAAATACCCTACTAAATAACAGAAAGAGCCAAAAGAAATAAGAGGTACCACTTTCATGAAAAATGTATAACTCGTCATGATTTTTTGGATTTATTTTGCTCTTCTAAGTGCATAAAAAAGAATTCCAGCGCCTTATAAGCGCTAAGTTCTCTATTGTGACAAACCTTAAAATAGTCGATATTGTCAAATATTTCCTGGGGTTTATAGTCATAGTCTTCATTCCTGGCTCCTAAAAGGAACATGTATTGATAGAATTTCATTGGGTTGTGGGTAGGCTACATGGATAGAAATTATATACATTTTCAAAAGACTGCCTCACTTTCTTGCCATTCTCACCCTCCCAATTAGGCACAAAATTACAAATAGCAAAAGTTGTCCCTTGATGGAAGTTTTTAAGATGCTCTTCAATAAAAGGTATAATTGAAGCTTGCTTTATTTCGCAATTACCCGGACAAAATCTTTCTAAATCTCCATGATCTACACCGATAAACTTTTTGTGGTTTTTAAAAAAATAGCTTTGAGGATTATAGGCGCAACCAAAATCAATTACTGTAAAGCTTAAAGGAATTAGTCTGGCCAGTAAATAATAATGATTAACAAATCCTAGAAAACTAGGATCAATGTCGCAGTTCTTTTGATTTAGTACCCTGTCAAGCTCACTTCCAGGTATTTCATCTAACAGCCAATCGGTAGCTACTTTAAATAGTTCGTCATCATCTATTCTAACGGATACTTTTGGCTTTGGTATAAAACTTCTCATATTTAAGACTTAGGCGATTTTTCTAATTAATTCTTCTTTAATAGATGACTCTTATTAGTATTGAAGATGGGACTGTTGATTATTATAAATCAATTTTTGTTATTTGGATTAACCAAGCTTCCTACTGTCTTTTTTAAACGTTTGTTTTCAAATGCTTCAAATTCTTCTGGACTATCCGGGGTTGCCTCTTTTGCTGATTTGGTAACCAATATAACAGCTTGGCAATACATAGTTCCCGTGTAAATGACACCCCCAGTAGCATGATATCCTTCTTCCAGAGCTAAATTAACTTCTTCTTGTAATTCCTCCAGTGTATCACCTGTGATTACTTGATAGTGAGAATGTTCTTTCATGATTTTTATGTTAAAGGTTAAATTATTTATACCAAATCTTCCGGCTCCCAAATAAAGCCAATTTCATTCAGCTTATATACTTCAAAGTCAGACAATAACTTATCTTTAAATAATGATCTCATTCTGTTTGCCCAACTGTAAAGTGTTTTTTCTGCTAATGGAAAATGAATCAATCCGTTATGTCTGTAAAACTTATCCGCTTTTTTAATCATTACCATGAATTTCTGTTCCTTATCGGTAAGAATATTGGCAGATATGTATTTTTCAATTTTATTTATTTTATGCTTGCTAAGCATTTCCCTGTTAACCTTTGAATATTTTGCAATCCTGATGGACTTATCTTCGGGTATGGTAAATTCCTGTTTCTTAGCTGAGCCAATTTGCCAGGAAAAATTAATGTCATTCAGTTTTCTAATTTTATCTCTGTCAAGAAGATTCTCATTTCTCAAGTCCCTTTGTTTAGTCAACCAAACACTAAGGAGTGAGTCTTCTTCTTTCAATATAATTCTTCGTGTTTTATCATAAATAGCCTTGGCCGTATTATACATTTCCAACCATTCAGAATTCACTTTATTACGGTTACTAACGCTTATTACATGATCAAGATCGGTTTGTGTACGTTCTGCCGTAATCAACAAAACCTGAGACTTAATTTTTAGATTCGGATCATTTGGTTTGATGATAGTTGGCAGTTTTTTATCCCTTCTTTCAAAAGGCTTCATTTCGTAGCCCAAGGATCTGATATAATCAACGATTTCAAAGTCAGTTCTGATTACGTAATCTTCTCGGTCGCCCGGAAAATTACGTGTAATTAAACCCAATCCGTCGTACCTGATCCAAAAGTTATGACCATATTGAATAACAAATCCATCAGACAAAGGAGTGTACGAAACGCTTTTTACTATTGCAATCCCTGTAATAAAATTGAAAAGGTTTTTTGCATCGGCTTCGGTTATTTCCAGTAATGGTTTTAGGTCAATTTTCTCCATACATGCTTTCAATTCCCATAGTTAGAAATAATCTGTAAAAATACCCTTTTTCATCCTTCTTTAAGTGAACAAAGCGCACCTTCATTATTTCTTCAAAATATCGATTATCGGTATGCCTTTCAAATAAAAGACGTAAATCAGCTTCGGTAAGAATACAGGCCATATCTACATGTTCTCCAACTCTGGGTATTATAGGCAAATCAATCCAATACTTTTCAAATATCGACCACTCGTCACCCTTGAAATCTTTATCATCATAATAAAAGAAATCTATGTCTAAATGTACTCTCATGGTTTTATTTAACTTAAACAGCAGATTTCTTACTCTTTATAAATTCCTCCTTTAATTCTTGCAAAGAAACCATCAGTTTACCTGCCGTTTCCTCTGTCATGCCGCTAATGGCATGTTTTAATTTCCCTATCATATCAAATGCCGCCAGTGCATTAAATACTCCCCCGGAGCGGTCATATTCTCGATTGCCCTATCAATTGTAGCCAAGCCAACTGCTTCAAGTTTACCAACTTCTTCAATTGACAAACCCAATACTTTAGCCACTTCTGCATAAATAGGAACTCCTAAGCCAGCTAATGCTTTAATGCCATCTTTTGATGCAAATCCTTTTTCTTTAATTGATCTATAAACGGGCATAATAAAACCATTATTACCTGTTCCGGCTTCAATGTCCTGAATCTGAATTGTTTTTTGAATGTTCATTTTGATGTATGTTTAGATTGTGTTTAATTTTTAAATACAATTGATAGGTATAATACAAGCCAGAGAATACAAGAATAAGAGTTGAACTAATGTCTAAGAATTGCCTCATAGATTTCTAAGTTTATTCCGTTCATCTTCGCGTCCACAACTCATGCCTCGAAAAAATCCTATCGAATAACAAAAGGAACCAAAAGAGACAAAAGGTAGAACTTTCATAAAAAATGTGTAAGCCATCATAATTGCTATTGATTTAACTTTCTTGCCGGCGAAGTGTATCCATCTTTCTGAAAATCGTTAATCCAAATCAATTCTTTCGTCCACTCACCATCTTTCTTTTTTGGTTGCAAACGGAAGTGTCCACGAACTTTGAAAGCATCGGATTTAATAAGAGTAGTGAACCATTTACTGTCAAGGTGGGTGATAGGTAGCTTGGTGTCATTAAGGTAATTGCAGTTCATGATACTTACCTTTTTCGATGGAGGTAAGTAATCGGTTTCTACTGAAGCATACTTTATAAAATAATCAATAATAACAACAGATAATAAATAGCTATCAACAGTGGCGTTGGGGCTAACACCATTTTTAGATATGAATGAATATTTTATATGAGCTCCATAAGTAAAAAGGAAAAACAATAAGCTACCTGACTTACTGAATCCGAAAATACATATTTCATCCGATCCTTCTTTTGATAAGTAATTAACCATCAAAACCAAGTTTTTTGTAACATATGTTCCAGATACATTAATTTGTTCACCTTCCTTTAAGTCGGATAAATATAAATCCTTAAGTTTTTCCTTAGATAAGTTAACTGCCTCAATAAAAGGGTCAGTGACATAAAAGATTTTGCTCTTATAATCATCTGTATTCTTTTTAAAATTTTTAAATAAAACACTGTGATTCATCTCGATCCATTCTCTATCGCGCTCGCCAAAAGTTAAATTGTCTGAGTTTAACCCGTCAATTAAAAATTTAAGAGCAGGGTGCGTTCTGTAACTGATTCTCATAAAAAAATTATTTTAATTAGATTTATGACCTTATTAGGAGGCTGTCTCAATTTTTCCACTATTCTTGCGAGCCTTTTTAAGTTCTCTTGTAATCAGCTCCCTCAAATGCTCACTTGGCGTTGTTTCATTATTTTCACACAAGTCGGTGAACTCTTTTTTGACGTTGGCGCTTACCCGAACCGGTATCATTTTGTCTTTCATATTTACGTGTATTATTTATGTATTACAAATGTAGGTTTTTTATTTCTAAAATAAATATCATCCTTAAATATTTATTTCAACAAAAAACCGCCAGTCTCCCAGCGGTTCTAAAATCAAAGCAAATCTCAGTACCTAACCTTTATATCCCCTGTGGCTGTTCGGTATCTGGCACCTACTGGAAGTCCAGCGGATGTTGCAGCGGTGTTATCTGTATAAACACGAAGGATCTGTTCAAACCCAAACAATTGAAATGTGTTATTTGAAGCAGGCTTCTCTGAGCCATTTTCCAGCGCGTAGGAGAATGAATACATCGAAGATGAACTATTGTTCGGATCAAGCCTAGCGGTCTGAATATTGGTGAAATGAACATTGGTTGTTCCCCACTGACGAACAGTGACCTGATTAGGCGTAAAGTTTGCATCACCTTTCATCGGGATCTCACGAAAGATCATTTTATCAAAGTGGATGTTGTTGGAATTACCGATAAAGACAGCGCATTCATTCTCTCCCCAGCCATCACCACCATACTGATTTTTTAATGGTGAATTCCGGTTTGCTCCTTGCAAGATACCGCCTGTAAAAGTGAGGTTGTTGCAGAATCTTAGCTGAATACAGCCCGAATCCGAATAATCATACCAATTGGCTGTAAAATCAGACGTGAACGAATTCTCCACGTACAAAGGAATGGGTGCCGGTGTTTTAAAGTCCCCGGAAATGTAGTTGTGATCAAAACGTGAATTCCCAAATGATTGAAGCTCGACAACGCGCGTGAACTTACTGTCTGCCTGCATTCTGGTTCCGTTGTACTCATAGCCGCCACCTCCGAATTTATTGGAAATAATATCGCAATCGGAAGCGCCTAATTTAAGGCATCCTTGCGGCATAAAGTTGAAATAGTTGTTACGAAGATCAACCAGGATTAAAAACAGGTCAATTGTTTTGAAGTACCGAAACCCGTTGAACTGGATCGTGCTATTTCTGATTTGTGACTGACCACCTTTGCTGAATGGAGGAAGAAAACCAACGGACATATCCTGTTTGCCAAAGAAACCGATTCCCTGAATCGTAATATCGTCCAGATCCGCACCATTGTAGGTGTTATCGACTTCATTGTAATAAAACATTGTTGTTCCCGGTGCCCCCTGATACGTCCAGCTGCAAAGGTTCCCGTTTTCATTGGCTACTCCGTTGGACCCGTTTAACTTCACGCCCGAAAATAAAGGAAGCGGAACTGTCGTGATGTATGCGCCTAGCCCTGCATTGATCGGTACACCTTTTGGATACCTTCTGTCAGGCGATCCATTGATGTTGGCCTGCATAATCCTTCTGGCTTCTGTAAACATGTTCACAAGTGCAGGTGTGTCAAACGTTGGCGACTGACCATCACCTTTCGCACCCCATTGATGCGGATTTAACCCTAAACTTTCGTTTTGAATAAGAATCCACCTACCAGCTCCTTTGATCGTTTTAGGTGCCTGAATTGTGCCGTTATTATCAGCTTCTGTGGATTTACTATCGTAGATATACTTTGCTCCGCCACCGTCGCCGGGTGTCCAGTAACCTGCTGTATTCGCAATCGTTCCGTTGGTTGGCGGTTTAACTGCTTCGAGTGCCGCAATTGTGGGATAATCCCTTGTCGTGCCGAATGAACTGCCTGAAATAAACAGGAGTGAAAGAAAAAGAAACCTTTTCATTATAGTGCCTAAGTTAGTGTGTGTGAGCAATAAAGGTACTAAATGATCGGGTTTTTGGGAAGGGAAAAGTGGGATTTATTCTACAAGGCGTATCTAGTTAAATCCAATCGTTTTATTCTTAACCAACGAGAAGTTTATTTCTTCTTGATTGTACAAATCACTCAAAGTCATTGGTGTTAAAATCGGTTCTGAATTATTTAAGCTTTTATTTATAGAGTTACATTTTTCTAATGCCAACTCTTTAAACTCGTACTTGGCTATAATTCTTCCTTTTCTCAGTAAAGCTTTGTCAATTGTAGTTATGTCAGAATTAAACGTGCATAGTATTTGTATGTTTAGAATATCAGAAAGCAACCCATCACTTAAATTTAAAAGATTAGACACCGAATTGCTATTTCCTAATTGTCGATCCATAATAACATTTTCAGCATCTTCGATAACCAAAATAGAATTAGGATGTTGTATTAAAAAAGTAATAAAACTGGGATCGGTTAATGATGGAGTTAAACTTGGCGGAATAAATATGATTTTTTTTCTTATATTGTTAATTAAATGTCTAATATAAGTCGTTTTACCGGTACCTGGTTTTCCGTATAATAAAACAACTCCTTTACTACCATTACTATTAAGCCTGCTATTAATCAAGGCATGCACATCAATAAAATCATCATTATAGTTTTTATAAATATCTAAACCTATGGTAGGTATCTCAATGCTTTGTAGATAAAGTCCGCCACTATTAGCACACACAATATTGATATTAGAGGTCTTGAATTTAATTGGATTTTTTAAAATAATTTCCTTTAATCGACTGGTGCATTCACTTTCATTATTGAAAAATATATTCACTTCTGAATATTCTTTATCGAAAGATAAGTAAATAAGTACTTGTTCTTTAGTTAACTTAAGTAAAGATGTATATGAGGTTATAAAATCACTGTCCACAAAATTTTCAGTTGTTTTAATAACTTCATATTCAAACTCTGAAATAATTTCATTCTCAATATCAATGGTATTGACATTACTTTTGAAATATATACTAGGAATAATTCCGAAGGAATGGTGATAATATTTGTGTAATGATAATGCGCCGTAATTATCGTATAAATCTGAATTTTTCATAAAATTAATTTTAAATATTTTACTTCACTCCTTTTAAACCTCCCTAACCAAATCATCACCCCACTTCTGCAAATAACCATACACCGTTCCATCCCGGTAGTAAGCATTCCCTGACACTCCAACAAAATCCCGGTCACCACTTCTATCCTCCTTGATGATCGTGTCCTGAACCGGCCAGCCCATAAATATGCAGAAATCCGGGTCTCGGACTGAGTAGGTGTGGTTGAGTTTTAGGAGGATTGGCATGGGGTTATTCCGAATCGCTAAGATGAAAAAACACACTTCCGGCTTTAAATACCACTTTTGCTTCATCGCCATAATATTCTAAATATTCCTGAAATTCTTCTTTACTTATTGCGTCTTTTGGAAAGGCACCATCTTCGCTAAACCAATGATCTTTATCAAATTCACTCAATGCGATTTTACCGCCCGAAAAGCCATTATCTTCATCCACCATAATCAAAGCTTCCTGCTCTAACTGGTCGTCAGTGAGCGATTCTAGGTATTCTTTTACGTCTTTTAGTTTCATAGTTTTATTTATTTCACAAATTTATAATTCCTAAACAATCCATTATAAGGCTCAAATTTAGCGTCACCAGTAAACTTTTCCAGTTCAGGGTCGTAATATTTAAACCCGTTCATGAAAACATGGTTAATCGTGTTATTTGCTATGCGAAAATCTACTTCCTGCTGAATCTGCATGCAAGTTTCGTAGTCTTCAATTTTCAAAGCATTTCGGTGGTTAATAGCCAATTCCCACTCGTTCATTTTCTTGTAGTAGCGAGGGTCGCGGAGTGGTCTCATAGCTTGTAATCAATACTTGAAAGGAAAGTACTTTTTAATAAAGTCTGCTTGTTTTGTCGAATCTTTCTTGAATTCTTTAACAACATTATCAACCTTTAATTGAATTTGTTTTGATTCGTTATAATTACTATCTGCAATTACCCTGTACTTAATCATTTCACTTGTATTTCCATAGCTCATATTTGACATACTCATATTGAATATGGCCGTGTTCATAATTTCTGACTTATCGTTCATGAGTTCTTTCCATTTGTTAAAACGGTTAGATGACACGAAACTTCCCGGTTTAGCAATACAAATCCATAAAACTAAGTAAACGCCAATTATTGATCCAATTGTAATTAGAGTAACTCTCATAAAATTAATTTTTAAATAAGAAAACCCGCATCAAGTGAGGTTGACGCGGGTTTCTATGAATTTCCATTCATTGAATGGTATTGAGGAGCCTCACTTCGCCAATACCATTTAGTATGTAGCAAAGGTAATAAAATCTCAATAAAAATATCGAATAAAGATATTTATTTAAACAAAATCTATTCAAGCAACTTCTCAAAAGCCACTTTCACATTCTTAAACTCAAATTTGGATATCTCCGCCATCATCCGGCCATAGATCAGATCATTCTGCAAGTTTCCGATACTGCCTTCGTGCGTATGTTTCAGTTGACGCGGCGGAACATAACTTCCATCACCAATTTCTGCTCCAACCTGACGGTACGCATCACGGAAAGGAACGCCGTTGATTACCAGCTCATTCACCCTTTCCACACTGAAAAGTAGATCGTATTTAGGGTCGTCAAGCAAATTTTGTTTTACCTTGATATTTTCAAGCATAAAGGCTGCAATATCCAGACAGTCCAGTATTTCGTCAAAAGCCGGCATCAGGATTTCTTTCAAAAGCTGCATATCACGATGATAACCTGATGGAAGATTACTCAAAACCATTGTTATTTCCATTGGCAAAGCCTTCATCCGGTTCGTTTTGGCACGAAGCAATTCGGCTACATCCGGATTTTTTTTGTGCGGCATAATGCTGCTTCCGGTCGTTAGATCATCTGGCAAAATAATAAAGCTGAAATTCTGGCTGTTGTACAAACAAACATCCATCGCAAGTCTTGAAACCGTAGCAGCTAAGGAAGAAATGGCTGTTAGCGCAGCTTGTTCCGTACGTCCACGGCTCATTTGTGCGTAAACAACATTGTGGTGCATTCCTTCAAAACCCAGCAATTCCGTTGTCATAGTCCTGTTCAACGGGAAGGAAGAACCGTAACCGGCACCCGATCCCAGCGGATTTCTGTTTGCCAGACGGTATGCAGCGTTTAATTGAATTACATCGTCGATCAAACCTTCGGCATAAGCACCAAACCATAATCCGAAAGAGGAAGGCATGGCAATCTGCAAGTGGGTATAACCTGGCAAAAGATCATTTTTATGTTCTTCTGATTTGCTGATTAAAACATCGAAAAGTTTTTCCGTAGCTTGTACAACCTGAAAAAGTCGGTCACGGGTATAGAGTTTCATATCAACCAGAACCTGATCATTACGGGAACGACCGCTATGGATTTTCTTGCCAATATCACCCAATTTGCGCGTCAGCATTAATTCAACCTGTGAATGAACATCTTCAACGCCGTCTTCAATGATAAATTCGCCTAGCTGAATCTGCGCATAAATTTCTTTAAGTTCCGCTTTCAATGCAGCCAGATCATCAGCCGTTAGCAAACCAATTGTTTCCAGCATAATCGCATGTGCAAGATTTCCAAGCACATCAAATTCTGCCAAATGCAGATCCATCTCACGATCACGACCTACGGTAAAACGTTCTATTTTTTCAGAAGTAACGGTATTTTCTTTTTGCCAGAGTTTCATAGTCCTAAAATTAGGCTGCAAACTTACTTTATTTTATGAATTAGTCTGGCATCAAATGTTGTTTGTGGTAAGGTTCCGCCATTATATCCCTGAAGCACGTATCTTGGCTCTGTTATAATTTCATATCTATCTCCGGCAATCTCAATCACTTGACCATAATAAAGGGAATCATCCGGATCAACGCAAATTTGAAATAGATCATCTTTTAAAGGAAATATGCCTGGATTCATTTTTTTTAGGTTTATGTGAAATTAAAAATACTAAACTTTCGCGTATCCGCACAAAAAAAAGCGATCACCAAAGGCAGCCGCTTTTCTAAAACACACACACTATTTATTAATCTTAAAATAATCTTAGTTGAACAAATTCTCTTTTTAAAACAACCGGAAAGCATATGGGACACCTTTCTTTTTCTTCGGTCACATCCCATGCTCTTTGATTAAGAGAAGGATTACATTTAATATACTTGTTTTTAACCTCATGAAGCACACCTTCGATAACGACTGAGCCAGAAACCCATACGTTTCTACCTGATGAACTATCGAAAGTGTTTGTTGGCTTCATGGCTTAATTCCGTGTTTGTGAAAAATGTCAAGGAGTTGCTGGTGGTAGATGTCTTCGTTGGAGCAATATAAATCAAAAATATCAATCCAAAAACTATGTTTCTCAATTGTGAAACTCCATGAATTGAAGCAAATTATAAGGCTTGCACAATCAAGTTCGTTAAAATTTTTACTTGGCCTTAAAAGAGATAGATAGTCTTTAATATAATGATAATTCAATTGCTCCATCAACCGTCTCGAAATAATTGCAGGAAACCGGTTTAAGTAAATTAATTTCTTTTCTTCGATTGTCATACTGTCACCGTTTTACTTCCAATTACCAACTCCCATTCATCAAACCCATTTTTTACCATATACTCCGTGGCTAAGTCAAAAGCCTTTTCTTCGCTGTCAGTCTTAAAATCCTCTGTCGAGCAGTAGATTTTCTTTTTGTGGAATTTAAAGGTGTACCTCTTCATCCTTTCTCAATTTTAACAATCTTCAAGTTCTTAGCAACAATCCCGGATTCGCGTAGTACAAAATCAACCAAGACCTGATTAACTTCTTTGGATTCTTTGATCTGATCGGGCGTGTAATTTGAGCTTAACTCTGTTTCTCCCTGCTTCTTTACTACTTTCTTGCCTTCCTGGGTCTCGAAAGTGTAGTGGACGTGGTGTTTGTTTGGCATATTGTTAGTTATATGGGTTTGCAACTAAATTATGAACACTTACAGCTAATCCTTTATCAATAAGTCTAAATACATCAAACTTCATTGAGCAAAGTTTATCGAAAACACACCATTCAATTGTTGTCTGGCTTAAATCCTGCGAATGCATCCATTCACTCCAAAATGATTCAAAATTTGGTGAGTTAGGAAATTCTGTTAAAATTTCGTTAACCACTTCACTTCCCACGTCGGACATCGGCCAAAGGATAGGTTTAACCAAACTCTCTTTACTCTTCCTTATTTCGTAATCCGCAAACTCAAAATGTCCGTCAGCTTTTCTTTTCATTTCAATTACCAAGTTGCCATTTCCACCGATTGAAAGACCTCTAAGGTCCAATACGAAATTACCCAACTTATAATGAAAGGAAACCGATGATTCAATGCCTTGCATTTTCAGCCCATACGGCAAATAGGCCGATAAATGTTTAATTTCTAACTCAATCATGCCATCACAATTTTAGTGTTCACAATATTTTCAATATCCACAATGCAGAAGTGCTGATCCGGGTGCATTTTAATCGCTTTGGCGGTGTCCCGGGCTTTTTCAAGTGTCGCAATGGTCGTTGCTTCTGAAAACCTGTGAGCAGCTAATTGATTAGCTTCCCGAATCGTTCTTTCTGACCGGCTGTTCTTCTCGTAATAGTATTTCCACGATGCGCATGAGTTTTCACGGGCAATATCTTCCAGGTGGTCGGTGAAGGTTTTTAGTTTCATAGTTTAATTTTTGGATCTTCGATAAGAGTATATGATACATGCAATTGCTTGATAACTGTGATTTTACCAAAACCTTTAAGCATTAAATGAAGCATTTCGTGTTGTTCTTTGGTTAGGCCTACCGCATGTGCAACACCTTCACCATTATATACAAGAGAGAATTCTCCCGGTTTTGCTTCTGTCATGACTTAAACTGAATGAAGGAATAATTTGTCCGCATTTGTTTCTATGTAATCTGCAATTTCTAACCAGGTTTTACCAGTATCATTCATAACAGCTAAACTATTTGAGCCATCTTCAATGCTGCCTACACTATTTCTTAGCCCAAATTCACTATAAGAAACAGATAAAGTGCTGCCTGATTTTAAATGACCTTCGCCATCATAAATTGATCCATATTTTAATTCTTCACCTCTCAATTCTTTATTGCACAATAATAGTTGACCCAAACAGCAGCAAGTAATTAACCCATGGCCTCCAACATAGCCAAGTGTTTCTCTATGCTGGCGTTCTGGATATTTCCTTAAAGTTTCAACCCAAAGCTTTTGCAATGGACCCAATTCGAACTTTTCTTTTTTGTTTGACATACTTTCTCCTGTTAAGACTTTTCTCGAAGCCAGATGAATGATTGATAAATGATGTGATGGTTATTTTAAAGAGTTCAAAAAGTCTTCAACCCATTTGTTTGATTCATTGCAACGTTTTACTTCTTTTTTAAGCTCTTCGGAATGATAAATCAAGTCTTTGTTAGCTACCCTTTCTAAATTCTGGCGTATTTTATCTGGATCCATATTTTCTAATTCCAGATTAATTTTAGCTAACTCTTCTTTATGATAATCTGCATTGTTATCAAAAGAAATAGTTTGCTTAATCTGATCAATCATAAAATCTTTAATTCCTACATGTTCAGAAGTGGGTGGAGTAAATGATTCAGCTTTAATGAGAAATTCATTTAATTTTATTTGCCCTGCAATACATTTGTCAAGTGCTTCTTCATGATAAGATTTAGATTTAAGTAAATCAACTCTTCTTTCCTGAATTATAACCTCGTTTGACTTTTTATTTTTAAGTATTGACTTAGCTTTTTTAATTTCTTTCTTATGATAATCGCCCGGAATGCGTTTTTGATACTCAATTCCCATGTCTTCATCTCTCATATGAATAGTAGTACCGAACGCCCTCATACAATCCTTTGCGAAGTCTTCAAATGTTTTTGTTGTGCCGTCAATAATTCCGGCTGTATATCCTGTTGGCATATTGGTGTTATGATTAATAACTGTTATGTGTATACGATTACTTTATGCTGCTACTTGCTGAACATATTTCTTTGTCCAAATCTCCCTGATGTATTCCATCAATGCGGTGAATGATTTGATAAATCCGGCATCAATGGTGAAGGCCAAATTATTTTCAAGGCGTTCCAATTCTTTTAACTGCTCTTCTGTGCCAGTATTGCGAATACCCGTTTCATGTCTTCCAAAAACAACATGGTTTAATGCCTTAGATAAAGAAGCGTAATCAACATCTTTAAATTTGGAAACAGCCTTGGATAAATCCTTATACATATTACCGGCTTCAATTCTGTTGAGAATTAACTTGTCGGTCAACCAAGTAACGACTTCGCCATATAGCATAGGGTTCATTTCCATCGCAATCAACACCCATATATAAGGGTTACACGATGTACTCTTATCTGCTCTACGTCCACGGGTGACATAACAGTTGATAGATTTCAAAACCTTTGTAAGTCCGTCTTTTTTAACCATTTCCATAAAAGCGGGAAAACCCGTTTTTATGAATCCTTGCTTTTCAAGTATGTAGTAGGCGCGTTCTGCATTGTTTACTGACGCAAGAATGTCGCTAACTCTTTTATCACTCCATCCATGCAAAGACCTTGCAGTTGCATAAGCATCTTGCAAATCTGAAAGATTCAAAAATCCAGTTTTAGTTTCTTGTCTAATCGTTATGCCGAACAAATCCCTGCTTTGGCTTGAAAGTGTTACATTGGTTTTCATAGAAATTTAGTTTGTTAAGAAGTGAATACGTCAGGCATTTAATAAATTCAGTAGCTCATTCCTTGCAACTTCCGTTTTTGACTTAATATCCTTAAATTCCGGCTCGAATTCACGAATGATGTTTACGGATGTTTTAAGAAACAAAGCAAACTGCTCAGGACTTGGCTTTGCCCTTCCTTTTCGCCAGTGATGGACAGTACCCCTTAATTCAGGGAATACGTCATAAAATTTCTTTGTGGCTCCCGGAATGCTTTTTAGCCTGGTTAATGTAATGTCGATTAATTCTGCTGTATCATTCATTTGCTGTTAATTGATGTGCGTTACAAATGTATGTTTTTTATTGAAATAAATATCATAAAAAGATATTTATTTTTACAATTAATTATTTATGTCCGAATTCCCGATTGAATTACAGGAACTGATTAATCAAAAATCCATTGGCGGGAAGTATTTGGGAGATAAGCTTTTAGAAATGCAGCGGTCATTCCCTGAATTTAATTTTTACTGGGATAAACCAAGTTGGCTATCAACTGGACATTATCTAATGGCTGAAAAACCTGTTCCGTTCAAACTGTACAACATTTACGGACAAGTGAAGCGTTGGTTTTTAGATGTGATCACCAAGGCTCAGGAACTTGAAAAGAAAGGGGATATTGAATCAGCGATCTGGGCGTATGAGACGTTGATTGAGCACAGATACCCTAATTATAAGCCTTATGATTTATTAATCGCTCTTTACCGAAAAAACAAGGATGTGGTCAATGAAGTACGGGTGCTCAATCATTCTATCAACTTCTTTACTGCGCTTCGTGAGAATCAAAGAATCTACGTGTTGTCCCTGGCAAAGAAGGTCTGGATGACCGAGAAGTGCCAAGAGCTTCTTAACAAAGGCGAAAAGATTCACTATTATGGCGGCTCGTTCGTGCTTTATGATCCGGTGAAGGCGATGGTGAAGTGGGAAAAGAGGTTGGATAGTTTAAAGTTGTTGGAGGAGTAGGATTATATATCCTCAATTACAATAACTGTTTTCTGTTCGCCTTTCGTTTTCACCTTTACCTGCTTGTATTCTCGCTCTGAAATTATGCTTTCTTTGTCATCTAATATCACTCTAGCAAGTACAATGCTATCCACCGGTATCTTTCCTGTTGAAACTAAATTGTCATAGTCGAGAGGTTGTGTCAAGTAGTACCGCGTTAAATTAAGCTTCACTTTGCCTTGGTGCCTATTTTTAGTTAAGACTTTAACTAGCCATGTAAATTGGTCACGAAGTTTATTCCTTGCAGTCCAGTGCATCCTTAAAAGCCCTTTTGACCCATTATTACCAGGCAGAACGCCGGGAAATATCAATTCAGTTTTCATAGTGTGTGTTCAATTATTCAGCCTCTTAAATACTGGTAGGTAATAACACCTTTTTTAAGTGCGCTGGCTGCAATTCCCAAATAGAATACCTTAATTTTACTTTGATCATCCGTCCATCCATATCCAAGATCATCTGGATTTATGGTACGAACATCTTCCTCTGATTCTGCACATCCGACAAATTCAGTAATTTTATCCCAATCGTCTTCGTGGTACGCTTTTACAAGATAAAGGTTCATAGTTGATTGTTTTAAATTCAGGCATTATACCGTTCAAAGTCTTTACGGCTTAGTTCAATGATGTTAGTAAGGATAATACCAGTAAAGCTTTTATTGCTATTTCTGATATAAGTAATCATTTCTTTAAATGACGGATAGAGCTTTTCTGATTGCATTACCGTCGATCCCTCTGAAAGACCCTGACCGAATTGACCTTCAGCCTTAAAGAACAGAATGAAATATCTTTTCCTGTTAAACAGGTTTTTAATGAATTGTAGCATGTGATTTTAGTTTATTTCCGTTCAACTCCGGCAGCAATCCGGAAAATATCAGTTCCTAGTTTTTCGACTACTTTGTCAATGACTTCGCTCGTATTAGCTGCAATTTGTATCTGAGAGTGTATTTTTGACGCTTTTTGTGCAATACTCAGCCCAATATCATTTCTGTTTTCATTGTAATACCAGTAATATTTCCATAGATCTTTCGTATCACTTGGATTTTTCTCATTTTCTTCCTGTATTGCCTGATTGATCGTGCTCAGAGCCAGTGTGTCAATCTTTTGAAGATAAGGCCTTTCAAGATGCTCTCTGGCTTTCTCGATAATCTCCCAATCCGATAATTCCTTTTTCACTTCTTCGACCACAAGCATTTTATACTTCTTTCCTTCATACTCTTCAAAAATGAAGGTTCCTAAAATTTGGTTACCCGGACTTGTTATTGTTTCCATTATTTCTGAATATAAAATAAAATACGATTGGTAAATAAATTACTGAAAGCATGGACATTGTGAAGGCTCTGGGATCGTCAATCAACCACCAGCACAACGCAGTGAAACAAACAGTGAGTAAAAATGACATCAGGACTGAACGAATCTTACTCATATTTTAATTTCCCCAGTTAGGTAGGTAGCTAATGTACCACTTTCCTATCGTAATGCACTTTCTTAACTTGTTACGCTCCGAAAACAGCAGCTGATGTTTTTCCAGGTTCTTCCATTTGAAGCCTATGCTAAATATTCGTATCCAGCCGCCGCCGTTGTAGATGTAGTAGGAGAAATTTCTCATAATTTTATTTCAATAATTACCCCATGAATACCCAAATACTGTATAAATCAATTTCAATTCTCTTTCTGATCGCCACCAATTGCGACGTAACCTCCATTCATATCGAACCAGCCAATAAAACAAAATGATGATTGAAGGATTTCTTAATTGGGGAAAGTTTTCATTTCCTAAAACAGATATTAAATCATTAGAATATTTATTAATAAAGGATTCCAGTCTTTCAATCTCCACCGGATATTCATTATAAAAGGCGGCTACTTCGGTTAATAACTGAAAATGTTCTGCATTCTCAACAAATGGTTTTCCTGTTAACTTTTTAAAGGCATCATAGATAACCGGGATTACATAATCTTTTTGATCTGGTGCTATCATTTCCCCATCTTTAAATACTCCCCAAAACCAATACTGTAATCACTCATTTCACTTATATATTCCATCCACTCCCATATCTTACCTTTGGGCACATCGTTATCAATATCGTAGCGTATGTCCTCGTATTGAAAATATTGTCCAGCAATGTGAATCGTTTCGCCCGTTTTATCTGCTACCCAAAATCCACTTTGCACATTATTTTTCCTGCAAAACTGCTCCACGTAGGTGTTAGCCAGTTTATCGAAGCGGTCTTTGAGAGATGGGGTTTTTGGTGCTGACATGTTAGTTTCCTGTACTGCCATATCCTAACCCACGACCATATTCAACCAATTCATCCACTGCTTCAAATTCAATCGGAATGACTTCTTCCAAATAAATTTGACCTATGCGATCACCTTTTTTGTAGGGGAATGGTGAGATTACTTTAGAGAATAAATTAAATAAAGAGAACATATCAAATAGTTGACGCGAAACAGGTAAACACCTAAATCTTAGCTGATATTCTTCTGTGAAGTCACAATCTCCCAATCCTGGTGAGTTCTGAATTAGCCAAGGTGTTTTCGTAATTGAGCTACGAGGGACCAACGTTACTTTGTATCCTACTGGCGGCTGCATGGCAAATCCAAGCTTACAGATAACATACCCCGGATACACTTCTTCAATTTCTGTAGCTACAACATCCCAACCTCCTGCATATTCAGTGGCTTGTTTTGGCATTACAGCGTCAGGGTGTATCTTTTTGATTTTTACTAGCATGGTATTATTGGGTCACTTTGGTATAAATTACTTTTCTATTCCCCGGTTCTTCGAATTCTAATGTCCGTCGTCCCGGTAGTATTTTTAGTTTATTACTTATGTCAAGTGTAATTTTGTCGCCTGACATCTCATAGTTAAACTTCATCGGATCTTGATTATTTCGATAATACATGTTCATTATTGTAGGCGTAAATGATAACTTGTATCCATCTTTGTTAATCCAAACCGTACCGTTTAGTGTGTTTTCTGTTTTGAGGTAAAATACCCCTTCAATCTTCAATATCGAATCAACTCTGTTATCAGAAAAATGAGTAAAATGAAAACTATCATCTATTATTTCGTCCATAAATGCCACCGATTCTGCACGTTGCATTTTAAGCGGACTTTTATAAATAAAAGGATAAGCTAATGTGTCAAACAACTCTGTTCTGGCAAATTTCTTATGCTTTATTTTCAAAACAGCGTACTTATTCGCAAACGTTAGTGAATAGTAGACAGAATCTTTCTCTCCTTTTCGCCATACTGGGTTCGTTGCCCAAATCGTCCCTTCCAACTTATTTCCTTGTCCATACCCTACCAAAGAAGCAAATAGCAGGAATGCGAGTAAAATGTTTTTCATGATTTCAGATAGTTGATTGTAACTTTATAAGCTCACCTACTGCTGATTCGTAATCGGGATGCTCCTTAGGTGCGAATCCATTGATAACCAGTTTATAGTTATTCCTGATTTTGCTGTAATAGATGTAAAAATTACAAGAATCCGTTTCTTTAAACTTCTCGCCCCATAGGTATGTTTTAATAATATTCCAATCACCTTTTCGGTGCCACACTAACTTCCATTCAGGAAAAAATATGTATTTGAATACTCTTATCATATTATCCTTAAACCTCTTTAAATTGCGAATTAAACCTACTTTCAGAAACCATATTCCAGATCACACGTTCAGATTCTTCCCCCGATCCGTTGACCTTCGGATAAACAGTGCCTATTTTAATCACTCCATCTTTTCGGGCACACAAATACTCTTTCCCGTTATTCTGCTTCACTTTGATTGTGTCGGGGAAATTTGGAACGGAGGCGGATAGTTGGGGTTCGGTTGGTAGTTGTTCGGTCATTGGTATTTTTAGTAAGATAAAAAATATTTACAAACCAGATTTAGGTGTTTCTCCGTGGAAATATTCGTTAACAACAATTATCTTATCGGCTTCAAAATAAGGATCTTTACCCATTTCTGGACCACCATATAAAACGTACTTGTCACCCACCATACCAACAAAGAGAGAAGGCCAATGACCTTTATTTCCATATGTGTCGATTACATATACCAAATCACCACTTTCTGGTTTAATAAGTTCTACATCTTTCAATACAAAAACTGTTTCGTGCTTTTCAAAATCATCCTTTGAAAATGGAGTACATAAATACAACCCTTGAAACATGGTTATAAATCTTAAAATCTTTCCTCCATCTGGATCTTTAACTAAATCTTCTGATTGCAGCTCTTTGTCCATTTTACTTCTGTTTTCAATTAAATTATTAAACAATCCAGAACCCCTAGACCGGTAATACCGCCAACTACTGAGAGAATTTTTAAGTGTTGGAAAACTGAATTGTTGTTGTGGGTTCCTGCCGTGCATTCAATGAGAATGCTAGTCAACCCTATGCCGTCGCGAATATCAGAATTGAACTGATGACCTTTGGTTTATGAATCCAACGCTCTACCAACTGAGCTAATTCGCATTTTCTTTGCTCAACCGGGAAGATGCGTCTAACTTCTTCCCGGCCACCAACCTTTAATCAGAACATCCACCTTGCAGACTTCTGAGCGTGATTTTTATTTCATAGATGCGCTTTCCAAGCTATAAAATTAAGGTTCGAACTAAAAAGAGGAAACCCCAATCGGTAGAAGGCGACTGGGGTTAGGCGGAACACTAATTCCGTGAAACAATGTTCGCGCCTTCTACCTCGAGGACATTGTTAATTGCTCTGTAAACATACAAATAATTTCAATATAAAATATCTTTCTACGATATTTATTTGATAAATTAATTTAACTTTGAGCATTACAACACACACACATAAATGGCAATATTTCTTTCAGCAGGAGATTCCCAGTTTCAACAAACAGGCAAGGGAGATATAAACTTTTTCAGAAACGGATTTGATACAGAGGTAAATAACATCTTTGAGGCAACCGACAAAGGAAAAGCTGGCCAGTTTATATATAATCCCGATAGTCAGGGACTGGATGACAATGGAGGAATGTATCTTGTCAAAAACGGAAGAGTATACGAACGGACGTTTGAAGGTTATGTAAAGCCTGAATGGTTTGGTGTTTCTCTTGCTACAACATACGTCAATGAAACTGCCCTGATGATGAAGGCGGTAGCTTATTTAATCAGTAAAGGCGGCGGTGTTCTAAGGCTTTGTAATAAGGTTTATTTCTGCAATCTGGCTTGGAGAGCAGATGATAATATTTCGATCCAGGGATCGAACGCGGAAAGAACGATGATTCAAAGCGTAAATGAAAATCAGTTTGCTGTAAGGATAGATGGCGGTTTTTTATCTAAGGGTTCGTTTTTAAGGGATATTACCATCACAGGGCAGGGGCAGGTAAACAGAAGACGGCACGGAATTTATTTTAACTGTGGATCTTTACCTTACCTTGACAATGTGGCTGTTGTTGATTGCGGGATTGGAATATGCCTGAACGGCACCATTGACGGTCATTTCAACCGTCCTATATTGAAAGGGAATTACGTAGGTGTTTTTATTACGACAGTTCACGGAGCCAGCGCAACAATAACCAACGTAGTAGAAGGAACAGATGAATTTAGCCTGGTTCTTTCTGATGCCGCCGACACACACCCCTCAGAGCACACTTTCATCGCTCCGGTATTTTTTGCAAACACCTTTCATTACATTGTTGACAATCACTCTACCTTCCCGGCAAACGCGAACATTAAGATATTTGGAGGCAGTATGCAGGGTTCAGCATGTGGGGTAGTGGTAGAATCAAGTCCTGGACTTTTAGAGCAGCCGATGGTTTGGGACGGCGTATGGCTTGAAAATACATCAAGCAACCCGCAGCCGCACAAATTTAATGGTAAAACTTACGCGCCAAGAGATCTTTTGATGAATAGCGGACAGGCTTTGATTAAAGGATCTTTCATAACCAAAATGCACGCAGGGCCTGGCGCTATTATCGAATTTGATAACTGTAATTTTTATGATACTTACGAAGGACAGCTAACAACTTCGGGCAACGGCACCTTTATCGGAAAAGGCATAAAAGGCTACGGTACATTTTTACCTTTTAATTTCGAAAATGGTATAAACACTGACGCAACCCACATGCTTGGCTTTTATACCAAACCAAAAACGGTTCTAAGTAGGGCCTATTCCCAAAATAAAAGATATGCTAACACATTCGGGGAAACCGGCGCCAATGTTAATTCTTGGGGACAAGGAACGGTAATCAGCAAAGTTCCGGGTGGTGTCATGGATGGTACTTGCATGAACGTTCTGGTTCCTACAAGCGGTGGCGGGTTTTACGTTGATGTTCCTGTAAAACAAGATAAAATATACGCTTCGTGCTTTGCTATAAGAAGTATAGGTGATGGCTTTAAGATATCCCATGCAAACACTGGTAATATCCACTTTGGAAATACTGCTTTCAGTATAACACCGGAATGGAAAACCATTGTCATGATAGGCAGGGGTAATGGTGAGGCTACAGCCGGGGTGCTATTAACTCAAAGCACCGGATCATCAAAAGAGTGGCAGATGTCAGGCTGGCAGATCCTTGAATTCAATAATCCTGGGGAGCTAAACCAATTCTTAGCCTCTGAGACCTTTGCAATATAATTTCAATCACACACGATAATCAATGTCATTAGCAGTACATTTTCCTTTTGACGAATCGCCGGGGTCAACCGTTGCTTACGACTATTCCCCTGCCCAGTTGCATGCAAATGTAATGGGTGGCGACTTTGTAAAAGGCAGGGAAGGAAACTGTGTTTATTTTCCAGGTGCCGGCAAAGCAGAAGTGAAAGACGTTCAACCAATCAACTTTAACGGAGATTTTACAGTACACGGATGGTTTAAGGCGGAAATTAAAGGAAACCTGCCAACGAAATCAGAAGTACGGTTCAAATTCCCTAACGTCAACGGGTGGGTTGTGCTTGATTTAAAATCCAACCTTCACAACTGGACACATATTGCTATTACCAGAAAAGGCAATGACCTGTGTGCTTATAGTAACGGAAAACTTGCTGATTTCGGATATCAGGGACCTTATGGGCCTATCTCAGGACTTCATATCAGAACAGATTCGGCTTATTCGGGTCCGGGCTACTGCTACATTGACAATTTTATCGTACTCAATGATCAGGTGCTCACACCGCCTGATCTGATCAATATAATTTCAAACGCCACACTAGAATTGAACTTCTACATCAATGGACGAAACTTCAAGGAATTTGGGGTAGTTGTCAAACCTAATCCAAGAGGTGTTATGTCACGCCTTGAAACCAAAACCAAGGCATCTTACGACTGGACTGAATACCACGGACGAGTAGTGGATCTTTCTGATCTTCGTTTTGAGCCGCGCAAAATTGAACTGGATTGCTATTTTAAGGCAACCGGCAAGGATGCAACCATAGATAACGTCATGGACCTTAAACAGGAACTGTCCAAGTCAGGAACTATCCGGCTTATGATTGAGCTTGGTTCAAAACCATTTGTTTATGAATGTTACATGCAGGAGGAAATGGAATTTGATGTGTTGAAATGGCGAGATAGTCAAATGTTTACCGAATTCACATTAAAATTCATTGAGCCTGAGCCTGTGAAAAGAGTGCTGCTATTTACAGCAACGAATTCAAATAAAACCGCATCCATTACACTGAAACCCGGTAGTCTGATCAATGTATATTGGGGGGACGGAGCGGTGACCAATGATGTTTACAGCCTTTACAATACAACTTCCGGGCTTGAAACGCCCAACACAATCACACACACATACGCACAGAATGGCCCGTATTATATCGTAATGTCCGGAGCAATCGAGGATATAGATCAGGCCACCTTTGCCCATAACGCAGTATTAGTATGGAGCCGCTTATTCTGATCAAAAATGATGGCTCACGCTATCCGTTGCAAAGAACCAAGCTAGCGACCAACATCACCAAAGCAGAGCAGGTAAAAGAACTTTTAGGGCAGAACGTTGTCAATATTTCGTTTGAATCATCCGGCCCTTTGGAGCTGGAAATTGGAACGAAGGTCAATGTTTTTGGCGAAGAATACCGCCTAAATTATATTCCGGAAGCAAAGAAAGGTTCTACCAAGGATTACGCCTATGATCTGGTATTCGAAGGTGCGCAGTATGATCTTTTGCGCTCCCAGTATTTTAATACCGATGCATTAGGCGTTTATACCAGCGGGGAATTCTCTTTAACCGGACTTCTGGATGTATTTATTTCCATCATTATATACAATGCCAACCGGACGTTCGGGGATGGTAAATGGATTAAGGGAGATGTAGCGGTTTCCGAGACAAAGACCATGACATTCTCGAACCTGGATTGTTTGGCCGCGCTTCAAACCATTTGTCAGGAGTTTTCCACCGAATTTGAGATCATTCAGAACGGCGATGGCAGCAGAACCATTAACGTCGGTAAAGTTGGACAACTTTTAAATGACACCTTCCAGTACGGGAGAAATAAAGGGCTGTACGAGCTAACCAGAAAGTCGGTCAACCCGACCGGCATGGTTAACCGTTTGTATCCGAAGGGATCAACGGAGAACATCAAAGCCGGATACCGTGGGTTTTCTGACCGCTTAAAGATTGGTGATAAAGGAAGTGATTATGTACAGAATGATGCTTCGGTTGCCGCGTTAGGCATCATTGAAGGGACGAAAATCTTTGACGAAGTAAAACCCCACCGTGAAGGGCAGATCACGGCCTTGGTGGATGGCGATATCAATTCGTTCATTGATTCGGGAATGGACTTTGATCTGAATGCACTGGAAACAGGAAGCACGACCGATACCAAATACCTGATTGCCGGAACATCGGCTAAAATACATTTCAATTCCGGTCAGCTGGCGGGTTGGGAATTTGATTTGCTGGATAAGACCGGATATATTGATACGACCAAGAAGTTTACGATCATCCCTTCCACAGAAAAACAAGGCGGAATAAAACCATTAGCCGCCAGTCCTTTTTTGATGGCCGTTGGTGATAAGTACGTGATTCTTGGAATCAATATGCCGGACACGTATGTGCAGGCAGCCGAAGACGAACTAAGAACCAAAGGACAGACTTTTGTCGATGCGAACTGCTGGCCGATGGTTTCTTTTGCCTTGAAACTGGATCCGGAGTATTTAAAAAACCAAAGTTCATCCGGCGCGGTCACCAACTTTTTTTCCCTTGGTGATTATGTCAACATTAAAGATGCAGGTCTGGGTGTCGATAAAGCATCACGCGTAACGAGTTTTACCCGCCAGATTCAGAATCCTTATCAGTATGATATAGTCGTTTCTGATACGTTCCAGGTTAGTATTATTCAACGAACACTTACAGATAAAAGAGATCTTCAAACTATTATTCGCATTTGGGATTTAAGAAACCCACAGAAAGCTCGTGATAGTTACAGGAATGGCAGAGAATTGCTTGCGAGTGTATTTGACACAGACGGATATTTTGATACTGATCGAATTAAGCCCTTGTCGATTGAAACAAGTATGTTGTCTGTTGGCTCAAAATCCCAGCAGTTTATATTAAACACGGTTATTAAACCAAATTACGGAGGTGACCCCAATGTAGTTCGCTACGAAGCCGGAACATTGGTTCACTACACTATAGAAGAAGAAATCCGTAACTGGGTTTTTACTGCCGGAAACGTTCCAATTTCGCCGGAGGATAGCGATAAGTATTTTTATATCTACGCAAGATGTAATAAATCAACTACGGCAGCATCGATTAAATTTTCAAAAGAGCAGATTAAGGTAAATGATGATGCAAATAATTATCATTTTTTACTGGGTTTGCTGCATTCCGTAACCAATAGTGTAGCGCCAGATGGTTCTTTATTATTTGTACGATGGATTAATCTAACCTACGGAGCCACAACAATCAATGGTGGCTTTATTACCACCGGCATGATTAAGAGCAATGGCGGTGATACGTACATTGACCTTGATAACAGTGAAATTGGTGGAAACATAACCTTCAGAAGAGCGGACGGCACAAAGGGAGTTGTTGCTGATATGGAAGCTGAAATGGCTTCTTTTGTTGATACGATTACCGATTTAGTTGCAGGGATTGATAATAAGATTGATACGTGGTACTATGCTTATGATCCAACGTTAAATAATGCGCCAGCAAATACCTGGTCAACCAATGAAATCCGAGATGCACATATCAATGATAGTTTTACTAATACATCATCAGGAAAAAGTTTTAGGTATGTAAAGCAATCCGGAGTTTATAGCTGGGCAGCTATTTCAGATACAGATATTCAGACCGCTTTGGATTTAGCCGGAAAAGCACTGGATACGGCTGATCATAAAAGAACGGTGTTTGTTACGACGCCTTACACACCTTACAATGTAGGGGATCTTTGGAAGAATGGTAATGATCTGTTTATCTGTATTGCGGAAAGGCTTGAAGGCGCTTTCAATTCCTTGGATTGGGGAAAAGCTACCAATTACGATAATACGGTAACGACAATTAACGGTGGAGTTGTAACATCCGGATTAATCCAATTAGCGGGAATTGGAGGTTCTATTCTAGCCGGTATCTCAGGAGAAGGAACAGCAAACACATCTGTAAGATTTTGGGCGGGTGCAGCTACCGAGAACCGGGCAGCAGCACCGTTAAGAATTTTGCAATCAGGTGAAATTGAAGCACGTAAAAAAATTGAAGTTTTTAATTCAGGTAATATCGGGATGGCCGGTATCTGTGGTTTTAATGTTTCAGGGGATGGCCCAGTGGTGGCTTTCTTCGGTGCTCCTTATGCGCAGCGCAATACAGCACCATGCCGGATTGAGCAGGATGGAACAATTAAAACCGGTGGTTGGGCCATTGGCTCGGCTGGTATTGTAAATCTTGATGGATCGGGTGTTTTTGTTGCAGCATCCGGAACCGGAAATAATGTTACAAAAGCCATCATTGGAGCGAATGCCGTATCCAGCGCGTCCGGAATTGTGGCAGCTGGCTTATTTTCATCCAAGCAAACAGGGGCTAATAATGTAGGAGCGATCTTCGAGGCTTCGGGAGGTACTACGAATTACGCTTTTCAGGCTCTTTCCGGTAAGGCTTTAATCAACGAAGGATTGACAAACGGAAGGAGTTTCTTATCTGAAACGGTTCAGAATGCAACGCTTTTAGTTGATCCATCTTTGTATGATATTCTGATCATTAATGGCGTAAAAGTTGGAAATACAATAGCCGGGGTAAAATTATCAGCACCTTCCAAACCGCTTGGCAACGGTAAGGAGTTGACCTTATTCCAGATCAACGATTCTGCGACATTACGACTTTATCAAACGATCAGAGGCCAGGAAAATGTAGACTTAACGGGAGGTGGGATGATGAAACTTACCTACGTTGATGGATTCTGGTATATTTCTTCCTTCTACGATAATACATGGACTTAATTAACATACACATATCATGAAAAAAGTAAAATTAAATGTCACCGATCGCGTATGGCTGCCCCAGATATTGCCATGTGATTCATTAAAAACCGGTCCGCTAAGATATTCGTTACTAAAAATGTCCCTTTTAGCGGATATAAAGAAAACTTTAAAATTCTCCCCGGAAGAAATAGAAATCTGTGAAATGACTGAAAATGAGATGGGGGATTTGTTGTTTTTTGACAGAATCGAAAAGGAATTTGAGTTCAGTGACAAGCAAATTGAAATTTTTAAAGAAGGAATTTTACAGGCAGATCAGGAGGAAAGAATCAGTGAAAAGATGTATGAGGCTGTTCTGAAAATTGATCCAATAGAATAAGATTTTTACTTATTGATTTAGTTAATCGTTAAAAATGCCAGTCGGTTGATTGGCATTTTTTTATTCATTCACCATTTCGCCCTGACCCGTTAAAAGCCAGTGCGCTGAAATATTATACTTTTCAACCAGGCGGGAATAGTACACTACATCCATGGCGACTTTCTCAAAATTGGTCTTAAACTGATGCAGGAACGTATACCTAACGTTGATAGTTAGAGCCACGGCTGTTAAATTGGATGCCTGACCTGAACTGATAATATACTGAACCGCCGATAAAAACCTTTGTCTGGCAGCGATCGATTCAGGGTTATTGTTCTTGCTGCTTTTAACCGCGATCTTTTCACGGTATATCTTATTAGCCTCACCAACGGGAAGGTTTGGGTCTCTTTTCGGAATACGGACCTTTTTATCTGCTTCTGCTTTCTTAGGCCTTCCCGGTTTTCTTTTATCAGGTATTTCAAATTTTGAAGTATCCTTCTTGGTCATCGTTTGTGTTTTGATGTGTCTAAGGTTTGCCGGACGTGCGGGTCCGGCTGGTATGTTTATAGTAATTGTTTAACCTGTTCTGTAGTGCCGAAAAACTGGTGGGAGAGGGTATCGCTGCTTACTACCGTATAAGGTGCCGCTTCTTCGATTTTCTTCCAGCCCATTATTTCGATTACATAATACGGATTGATCATCTTTATATTAATAATATAATTCGCCATGGTCTTTCTGGCTGTATGAAACCTGATTACCCGGTTGGACCCGATCATGTTCATGAATGTATTGAGCATGTTTGAAATCTTGACCAGGTTAAAGGGTAAATGATCTATTCCGCCGTATTCTTCCAGGATGGCTTCTACTTCTGGTCCAATAGGAACCCTGAACATAGTCCCGGTTTTCCTTCGTTTCCCGATCAGGAATTTCCCTAATCTTAATTGAATGATTTCGCCTGGCTGAATATCTTTTGGGCTTTCCGCTTTTTTTACCAGATCATCCCTTTTTTTAGGATTCAAAAGCATGTAATCACCAATGGATAACCCAGTATAACAGCAGAAAATGAAGGCAGCTCTGTAATGCCTGGCTTCACCCGTAAGGTTTAGATTCATCAGCGCATGCACTTCTTCCTGTTCAAGCCACGCCCTGCTAACCGGTGCCGGTACTTTGACAGTCTCTACATACTGGCAAGGGTTTTCGGTAATTTCTTTGGATTTTACAGCAAAGTTAAATGCATACTTGAAGACAGGGTAAATCCTGGCTGCTGTACCTACTGCGTATTTGGATTTAATTACATCGCGAACTCTTTCTACATCGTGTTCAGTGAAATTGCATATAGGAACAATCACCAGATCAGTTTCCTCTAAGGCCCATCTGATTATATTCTTATATCTTTTTCTGACCCGGTGCGTACCGATACTTAAAGTCTTCCCTACATCCTTTTGTTCTGCGTCAATAAATTCATCGAAAATATTTAGGTAGGTTTTTGCATCAGACGGTTGTCCGTGCTTGATCCGGTAATAAACATTCTCAATAGACTTTTCTAAATGAGTCTTTGTGAAAATGAATTTTTTTCTTTCGTATTCACTGTGTATCCGGTTAATCTCTTGACGGATACCAACCATGAAGTTTTGAACCTCAAAATACAAATCACATTTCTTTCTGGGGTTTTGCGTTCTGACGTCGAACTCTTCAGGATACATGGAAAAGGATTTTACAGCACAAGCGATCTGCTTATTGTTGACTGTAATCCTAACATTGAGACGCCCTCTTTTTCCTGGGACAGTAGAGGGTTTAACATAAAAATAAATAGTCACTTGATTTAAGTTCATTATACTATTAGAGATGGGTAGCCTCAATAGTACAGAATGATTTTTATAATAAACGTTAATATTCTAATTTATTAGCATAATAAGTTTTCTACAACTATTAGTCACAAATTAAAATAAACTAGTCACAGAACTACCAGAAAAGGCAAGTCATAGTTAATCAATCCAGTACGTCAATGAGCGACAACAATAATAGTTAAATAAGGCCCTTTTGACCTTGCTGTAGAGAGGAAGATAAACGAAATTTTCATTTATTTTTCCCGTAACTACTTGGTATTTAAACTGCTATAATTGTCACCCGATATCTTAGTCACGGAACCAGCATTTAAGCGGCTCTGTAGACGATACCTTGACCGCGCCCCACCGACATTTTAGATCTTCTTCTAGCTTCGGCAGTTGCTTTGCTGCCTTGCTCTTTTCTGATTTCTAAAAGACGGTTTGGGCTTTTGAGCGCGGTCCTAGTTTTTCCCAAGACATTAGTCTTCTGATTCCTCTCGGACATGCCAACAAGGTTCCTTATTACTGCATCTTTCAGATCCAGATCATAAAGCAACTTTTGCATCTTACCGGATTCGTCCCCAGCCCTAACTCCGGTGATTACATAGGTAGGATCAAACTCCGGAAAGTAAAGGTGAATCTTGTGCAAAAGTAACAAGCCAGGTAAATTCCTTCCTTTAGTAATGTTTGTAAAAGTTTGAGCCGAAAACTCAACCTTATCTGCAATGGCAGTTTTGGGAGTTTTTATTTTCTCAATCTCGTCTTTGAATCGGGAGATCATCCCCAACTCTTCTTCAGTCATCACTTTTTTCTTTTCTTTTTCCATAATTTTATATAAGTATATTTTGATAAGAAATCAACATTATTTATATTTGCATAGTTATCAACCTCACCAATCATACAATATTTAGATATTGTGTAAACAAAGATTAAATATTATGCTGAAAGAAACAAGAAAACTTTACGAGAGATTAGGAAAAAGAGCAAAATTGCCCGCAAAAGCTCTTGAATTACTCAACGCAGCAGGGTTGAAGACGCCTTATAAGAATGTTCCATACACAATCGGGAACGTTTATGCAGTCCTAAATGGTAAGCACGAAGACCGCCAGGTTGACGAAGCAATTATCAAAGCTGTCAAACAGCATATTGAAAAGGAGAAGGATTTAACTTTTGATTTAAAAGAACTGCTTCAAGGTATTTATTGACATTTTTATTAAAATCTGACAAGGTTATGCAAATTTCAGAAATGGAGCTAGAGGATATAATATTCTACGAAAATTTCCATAGCAACGTTGATAGGGGGTTAATAATTTATAATCATGATAGGGTATTCCGGCAACTTGATCTTGGAAAATATGGTATACCTGATTTAGTTGGAGTTTCTTATATCTCGAAAGATCATTTCTATGAAGATCCTGAAAGAAGTATATACATAACTGTTTATGAATTAAAAAAAGGAATTGTAGATATTACAACAATAGCTCAGGCTAACAGGTATCAATGCGGTATTAAAAAATATATTTCTGAAAGAGGCCTTTTTAAGGGTTGCCATATACATATCGATTTAGTTTTAATTGGAGCTGTAGTAGATTCCTCCGATGATTTCATGTGCATGGTTTCCGAGTATGAAATTTACTGTTATAAGTACGCTTTTGATATTCACGGAATTTCTTTTGAAAAAATAGGCACTTACAATTTTATTCCAGTTAAAAATGCTTGGAAAAAATATGGAGACTTAGAGAATTTAGATTTTAGGTTTATCCATAAGAATATATATAAAAAACAAATTTCCAATGGCTAGACCCTCAAAGAATAATGCAGAGTACTTTCCGCACTATGCCGACCTTAGAAATCATAGAAAAATAAAAGTTCTAAGGAACCGATTTGGGATGGTTCTTGGATATGCCTTTTGGTGCTTGATGTTGGAGTGGCTAACAGAGCATGATGGATTAGAATGGGAATACTCTGAAATGGAAATTGAAATGTTCGCCTCAGAGTTAGGAGTTTCTGCGGCAGAAATACGTGAGATGGTGGATTTATGCTTCAAGCTGCAGCTGTTAAGCCTAACGAGCAGTAATTACGTTTATTCAGAATCCCTAAATGAGTACTTACAGCCTGTTTTTGATAAGAGAGAGCGTGAGAGAGACAGGTCAAAACAGAGGAAAAGATCTGAATCTGGCACCTATATTTCCGGAAATATCCTAACTGGTGGAGTTTCTGCCGCAGAAATGCCACATAGTAGAGTAGAGAAAAGTAAAGAAGAAAATTTTAATGATATAGAAGAAGAAACTATTGAAAGCAATATCAAAAAAGAGCTTCACGATAAGGTTGAGAATTATAAAAAAAGCAGAATAAAGTTAACTCTTGAAGATGCCAGAAATATTTTCATAAATACAGATGAATTAAAAAGGGTTTGCATCAAAAAGAATGAAATAAGTGAAAAGGAATATTTCCAGGCAATAGAAGACTTTATTGATACCCAAACAGCTGCGGCTTACGAAATAAAATCTGAAACAGATGTTCGCAAATATTTTATGAATTGGCTTCCTCTTTGGAAAATAAAAAAAGAAAAGGAGCGGCTTTCTAGGCCTGTTAATGGCAAAATGTCTTACCTAAATGATAAATATTCTCAAAATTAATATGAGCCGAATATGTAATTGCATTCCGGTAGAATATCCTCCCGATGCAGAAGTTTCAGTAATTTATTTAATCCCGTGTAAATTTTGTGGTTATCACACGATGATTCGTAGGAAGGGAGACTATTCACAACCGAAAAGAGTTGATGTTTTTAAAGAAGGCCACGTGAATTTAATTTTTAACTACTCGACGCTTGACCTTGATTTTTTTAAAATCCATAGCTCACTTTTAAGTATCCCCAAAAAATTGCCTGATTTTTCTGTAAGTACTGGATTTGACCCAGATAAAAGCCGGGAAATACTTTACGAAATGTTGGCTGATGGGGATATCACAGAAGATCAGTTTAATAATAAAATCTTTAAAATTTAATCTATGAAACAGATTGCTCCTCCTGAAGCTCCGGCCATTGAAAAAGATGTTTTATCAGTTTTGTGTAACCGGCCAGAATTAATTCAAAGCGTTGAAGAAGTTTTAAATATTGAGTGTTTTTATAATTCAGATTATCAATATTTATTTGATGTTATCTTTAAAATACATTTAGAAGGCGGGCTGGTTTCTCAAAGCTCGATTTTGCATCAAATAATACCTTCGGGTAAAAAAGACATTCTGGCCACGTACCAGGAAATGAAGAAGTTCTTCACTACTGAAAAAAACCTACTTGTTAATGCAAATATTTTAGCAGAATACGCAACTAAACGATCCCTGCTAAATAAAGCGCACCAGATTATTAACATGATTGATTCCAATGAATCGATTGATGATATTGAAAGAGAGGTGCATGAAACTGAAATGATAGTAATTTCCCGAAATAACAATGTGGATGCAGTGAGTATGTCTGAGGCGGTTGATGGATTGATTGAGTTAATGAATCGTAAGCCTGTCAATGGTATCACAGGAATTCCTACAGGTGTCCCACTATTAGACCGAATAACTGGTGGATGGGAATATGATGATGTTGTCATTATAGCCGGTAGGCCTGGTATGGGTAAAACTGCAAGCGCAACGTTTCATTCTCATTTTGCAGCTCAGGCAGGTTTTCCAACAGCATTTTTATCCCTTGAAGTTAAGCCTGAAAAGTTAGTTGGAAGAATGTTGTCAAATACAACAGGATTTTCTTCCAGTGATATTACAAAAGGACGCGTGGCTGAGAATCAAAGAACTATTATTGTCAACAAAGGAAATGAAGCAAGGTCTTTGCCAATTTACTTTTATGATAATGCACGGTCTAGAGATATAAACGATATATGCCGGACAATGCGAACCTGGCACCGTAAGTATGGATTAAAAATTATTTTTATTGATTATATCGGATTGATTAAAGATCGAACAATACGAGATTCTTCAAATAAAACATCAGTTATTGAAAGTGTTCAAAGCAAATTAACTGAATTGCGTGCCCAACTTGGTATTCCAATCATTATTTTTTCTCAATTGAACAGGGAAGCGGAAGGTAAAACTGATAGAAGACCGGCACTTCACAATCTTAAAAATTCCGGAAAGCTCGAAGAAGATGGAACCCGTGTTATTTTCTTATACCGTCAGGATTATTATGATGCCAACGAAGCAAAAGACCGTGGAGACAACTTTGTCCCTTCACATGATATGGAATATATATTCGCCAAAAACAGGGAAGGTGAATTAGGTCCAATACTTCTAAAATGCAATGTGGCATTAAACAGGGTGTATGAACAGCCAAGTGCAGCTGATATTGAAAAACAATTAAGGGACTACTCGAAGAATGCTTCACTAAGAACAATTGAACATAAGTTTTGAATTGCTTAACCATAAAATCTTATATCATGATAACTATATCTGAATACCGCGCAGCGCAAAAAACGATTAGAGAATATAATGATCAATTAAGAAGACAAGAATTAGGTGACAGGATTGTGCCACTAGTTAAAAGCGAAGTTCCAGTGCAGCTTTATTTCGCTATTGTCAAGCATTTTGCATACCAAGGAATTAATCCGGCATCTGTTACTGTGAACCACATAAGTAAGCTTACGAAAGAAGAAGTATGTGGAATGAACAGAATTGGTCCACTTCGCTTTAATCAGTTAAAAACATTACTGGCAAAAAATGGCTTTCCTAAATTCCCTTTCCGGTTTAAAAAGATTTAACCATGAAGGATCTGATCATAGACTTCGATAATTCTTTTGAGAAAATGGGTCTATTCTCAATCTTGAAAGAATTAAAAGGTAAGCAGATTATCAAGATAGCCAAGCAGCACAACAAGAGATCACTGAAAATCAATAAATATTACTGGGGCGTTGTGTTACGGTATATTTCAGATTATAGCGGACATAGTACTGCATATCTGCATGAGGTTTTTAAAGAAGAGTTTGTGCCCCAGGTAAAGTTCCGGGATGATTTTGAATTGTCAACGGCTGATATGACCAATATTGAGATCATGGCATACATTGAAAAAATTAGGGAATGGGCATTTGGCTTCGATAAAATTAATATTCCTGATCCAGACGGAGTGTTATTGTAAATGACTAAACTATAAATATTGTTTAATTTAAATCAACAATGTTTGGATATTAATTAAACATCTTTTACATTTGCATATGTCATTTACGAAAAAGACAAACCAAGATAGCTGCACCTCCCGAATGCAGAAGCCGGTAAGCCTGATTTGTGAGACTTGAACCTTTAAATGTGATTCAAATGGAAAAGATTTTCGTGTTCTCAATCAAATTGCTTTGGGCCTTTGTGTGGGGTATAGCTCTGGTGGCTACAACAATTGTTTTTAGTCCGTTTTTAGTAATAGAATTTTTTTCCAAGATTAAATTCAGATCACTATGAAGTCGCTTTTAATCTTAACCGCCTTCACTGCTTTTTACGGTGTGATCATGTGGATGGCAAGTATTCTGGAATGGATCGTTAAAAATCCTTCGCTTCACACGGATTCAGTAGGTTACATGCCCTGGCTGATTATCGCTTTCGGTCTTTTCTTAACTCCTCACATTTTAAAACGTAAACTGAAATGAGCTTTATCAACCTTGATGGTCTTATCTGTGATCTGGCAAATAATCCTGAATACTCGTCTGCCGCCATTGTCATTTTTTGCTTCGTTGTCATTGTTCTAGGCTTCGTAGTTCCAATTAAAAACAAAAAAATTTAATCACGTATAACCTTTAACGTTCGAGTTTATGAAAGAGTTGATTTTAAACATCGCATCGATTGCCGACAATTTTGCAGGAGTAGGTAAAACAGGATACTACACAGAAGAACTTAAATTTCTTGGTGTGGATGTTGAAATCTTCTCAGATGCTTGTTATGGCGTTAGAATGAATGATATTCAGATTGTTTTTGGTTTAAAACAAACACCTTCAATCACTTTCTTTAATAATGACCATTGTGATATTGAGTTTTTGACCGGATTTGTCAAAGAATTTGAAGATAAGTTTGAGCAGTTGATTTTTAATATGTCTGTTATCAACTCTTACAAGAACATTGACCGTTATGAGAGAATAGCCAATATCAAAAAAGAGCTTGATCATATCCTTTTTGCTGCATAATCGACATGCTCAAATCTGAGTTATGCCTGTTAAACAGGTACTTAAAAGATAAAAAAACAACCAAACCATAAACACAATAATCCAAATGAATAACGAAGAAAAAATTAATGCTGCAATGCAGCAAGGAACCGCTGTGTCTACACCACCAGCAAACGGTAAATTAACCGTAGTTCAGAAAGTTAAAAGTTCCGGATCTTTGGCCGGACTTACACAAGGCGAAATCGGCGATTATCTGGGAGGTATGAAAGAACGGGTAGCGCAAATACTTCCAAAGCACCTTACAGCTGACCGTGTACTTCAAATGGCAGCGACTACTATTCACAGAAACCCGGCTATTGCAAAATGCTCACCTACTTCATTGTTAGGAGCGGTCATGCAAGCTTCAATTCTTGGTTTTCCTCCCGTGGATTCCTTAGGTTACTGCTACTTCGTTCCTTATGGTAAAGATGTTCAGTTTCAAATTGGGTACAAGGGATATATTGACCTTGCCCGTAGAAGCGGAAAAATTAAAGACGTGTATGCTGAAATTGTCCGTGAAGGGGATGTATTTGAAGCAGAATTTGGCCTTGAAAGATCCTTAAAGCATAAACCAAGCTTTGATAATTCAAAAGCGTTGACGCATGCTTATGCAGTGGTCCATTACACAGACGGCGGTTATTCCTTCGTGATCCTTTCCAAATCCGATATTGAAAAACTTCGTATGCGAAGCCCGATGCAGCGCGGAGCGGTGTCAGGTCCATGGGCTACTGACTACGAAGCAATGGCAAAAGCAAAAGCATTGAAACAGCTTTCAAAATACCTACCTCTTTCACTGGACCAGCAGACCAACATTGCAGCCGATGAAGTGGTTTTAACGCCTGATAATTTTATGCGTGGCACGGATGGAAATTCTTCTGTAAAACTTGAAGATATATCCTATGAAGATTACGTGGATGAAGAAACCGGTGAAGTTACCACTGATTAATTATACAGATTTTTCTAATCATAAAACTTTAAAGAAACCATGTCAACTACATTCACAGCCTTAGCAAAACCAGTAAAATTATCTCCTAAAAGCCGCGAAGAATGGCTTTCACTTCGCCAGGGTATCGGAAGTTCTGATATAGCAACTATTCTTGGTTTTAACAAGTGGGAAACCCCTTACCAGTTATGGCTACGTAAAACAGGGCAGACACCAGCCAAAGAAGAATCCTTTGCTATGAAAGCTGGACATTACCTGGAAGATGCTGTAACACTGTTCTGGCAGGATGAAACGGGCCGTCAGGTTATCAAATCATCATCGGCAGAAAATATTTACGTTCACCCTGAAAAAGATTTCCTTCGGGTTTCTCCGGACCGTACTTACTGGATTCCAGGTATGCCAAAAAGTGAGGATAATAAGGGAATTCTGGAATGTAAGACTACTCAAATGCCTGTTGATCCGGATGATTTGCCTCGCTACTGGTTTTGCCAAATTATTTATCAAATGGGCGTTATGCAGAAAGAACAGGGATCTTTGGCGTGGCTGCAAGCAGGTAAAGAGTTTGGATACAAAGACATTTCTTTTGTTCCGGATTTTTATAACTGGATGATCGAGGAAGCCGAAAAGTTCTGGTTTGTGAATATTCAAGGCGGTATTGAACCTGAAATGATCAGCTCCGAAGATGTGCTTGCCAAATACGCGAGGCACTTTGACGGAAAGGCGGTTGAAGCCCCTGAAAGTCTTTTATTTGAACTATCACGCCTGAAAGAAATAAAATCGCAGATCAAAGAACTTGAAGCGAAAAAAGAAACCATTGAAGAGCAGGCAAAACTTTTCATGATGGATGCCGAAATGCTTGCTTATTCAGGTCAGTCGCTTGCAACCTGGAAAACAGCCAAGGATAGCCAGAAATTTGATGAAAAAACATTCAAAACAAAGTATCCTGAAATTTACAGTGAGTTCATTATTTCCACGCCCGGAAGCAGAAGATTCTTACTGAAGTAATTATTGTGGAAATGGGTTTTAGTAGCACCATGCCGCCGACATTATCATTCGGCACCCGGTATCGGGCTTCAATAAATTATTAATCAAAAACATTCAAATATAATGGCAGATTTAAAATTACTGGACGGTATGATCATTAAGCCGCCAAGACAAGGAGCACCGGATTTTGTGAAAGGTTCTATTTCTTTCAACGTCGAAAAGGTTATAGAAAGCCTTCGAGCTAACGCAAAGAACGGATGGGTCAACATGAACCTGAAAACAAGCAGAGAAGGCAAGATGTATGCAGAAATTGATACGTGGGAGCCAGGTCAGGCAAGAAACTAAAAATGCTGGGTAAAGTGAAATCATGCAGTCCGACATACTTCGGATAAGCTTTTAGCTTTTGAAATATTGATTAACCTTTTAACGAAAAAGATAATGGACAAACCTATTGAATCAGGTAAGCTAGAAGAATCGAAAAAAGCGTACAAAAAAATATTCGGTTTGATAAAAAAATATAAAGACGTTTGCGCATTTAACGTCGAAGACTTAGAGAGAAAGTCAAAAATACACTTGTTCGGTATTGAATTAAGGGAATCGTATGGATTAAATATTAATCCTATGTCTGTTGATTCTATTGATTGGGTTCGAGTGGGTCAGTATGGAGGAATAGGCTGGTTTGGTGAAAAATACAGACGAACTGTTTCATGGTCAGATAGCGGAGAACAACCAAATAATGAATTGCTTTTTTATTTAGGATTTAGTACTGGTGCTTACATTTTTGGCGATGACTATCCGGTTTCATTTTTCAATAAATTTTTTTTAGAGCTTATTGAATACGCTCCTAAATACATTGACACTAATAATCATTGCCTTTATTACGCCATAGGCGATGCAAAGGAGATATTCAACAACTTTGATTCTATTTTAGCAAAATACCGAGAATTGAATCGTGAAGATGTTAAACAAAGAAAAATTATAAAGATGAAGGAAGAGTTAGCAAAGTTAGAATCATAACCGACTACCTAAATAAAGCTTTCATCCAATCAAACTAAACCCATAAAATAACTCACTCCAAATGGAAATCAACAACAAACAACTATTAGCCGACCTGATGATCTTATCGGTTATGCCCAGTGCAACCCAGGTGAGCATCGTATTCAGGATCAAAAGAAGAAATAAGCCGGTCAACCGTATCATCAGGCCGAATGTCTGGATGCTAAGGAAACACCGTTTCTGATAAAGTTAAAGGTTAGGAATTTGATGTTGCCAGACATGCTTCTGGTGCCGCTTTGCGGAATGGTTAATAACTTTTAAATAAAACAAGATGTGGATTTTACCGAACAATCACCCGTTAGCCTCTCAGTTTGCCCCGGATTACTCGGAATCGAGCGAGGACTTAAAAGAGTATTTCCAAAGCTCAGAACCGCCGCTTATGTGGAAATCGAAACCTTCATCGTGGAAAACATTCTCTCAGCAATGGAAGCGGGTTTGGTGGATGCAACACCTGTGTGGACGAATCTTAAAACCTTCAACCCGCAACCATTTCGAGGACTCATTGACATCCTACTTGGAGGTTACCCGTGCCAGCCCTTTTCGCTTGCCGGCAACAGAAACGGGATCAACGACCCAAGACACCTTTGGCCGTATCTATACTCAATTGCAGAAACAATTAAGCCTTTTTGCTGTTTCTTCGAAAACGTCTCAGGACACCTTTCAATGGGATATGACCAAGTTTACAGAGACCTTCGAAGTCTGGGTTACAGAGTTGAGACAGGAATCTACACTGCGTCAGAAGTTGGCGCACCACACCAGAGAGAACGCCTTTTCATACTTGCCATCCTGGCCGACACCGGTGACCTCGGATTCAATGGGAGGAACTCCAGAAATGGAGATGCTGGAATCTGGAAGATGGACACAGATAAGGAAAACAGGTCAAATATTCAGTGCAAAATTGAAGGATGTTGTAACGAAATGGCCGACACCAATTGTGAGCAACGGGGATTATCAAAACCAATTGAATGGAGAGAAAACCCCAAAGTTGAGTGGAGCTGTCAAAAACTGGCCAGCCCCTGTTACGATGGATCAAATGAACCCAAAAACCAACAAAGCATTGTTCAGGGAAAAGGACGAAGTAAGACCAGGACGAACGAGCTTTTCAAATCTCAGGGACGCAGTTGTTCAGGGATTGATGACCGATTTCCAGCCGGACAAGGCGCATTCCAGTACGAGTGGGAAGAACCGCGCACGATTGAATCCAGCGTGGAGTATACAATTAATGGGTACAACTTTACAGAAGATCTTCACCGTGCCATTGGCAATTCAGTTGTTGAACAAACCGCAGAATTAGCATTCAGGGATCTTTGGAATAAACACTTTCCAAATGATAAAATTTAACAAATAATTTCACCATCTAAATAAAGTCAATCATGCCAAGCTGGTACAAATCAACCATCAAATACCAAAAAGAAGATGAAGCAGGTTCGCTAAAATCGTACACTGAATCATATCTTATAGACGCCGTTTCATTTACGGACGCGGAAGCTCGTTCCTATGAACAGATTGTGACAGGTGCAAGCGACTTTGGAGTTCCTGCAATTACCAGGATGCCCTTAGCTGATCTATTCCTTTATGAGGAAGGAGAGAAATTTTTCAAAGCGAAAGTAGTTTACTTTTCAATTGAGGAGAAAAGCGGCAGAGAGCGTAAAATAATCAATCAAATGCTCGTTAATGCTGACGGAATTGATCAGGCTTTACAGCGCATTACGGAGAGCCTTCGTACTATGCTTATTCCCTATGAGACTGAAAGCTTAGTACTCACCAACATCCTTGACGTATTTCCTTACGTGGAAAAAGCAGAATCAATCCCCGATAATCTACGACCACTTTCCGAAGTCCTAGCCGAACGAGAAAATGCAATGTCGGACGAATCATAATTAAAACACAAAAATAAATATCCAATAACAGTATTTATTTTGTACATTTACTTATCATTTAAGACTTACAAACAGATAGCAATTCAGGGTTCGAGACTGATGCGCTGAAAAATATTGGTTCATTCCAATAGCCCGGTATTCTCTCGAACAGAATCCGGGCTTTCTTCATTTTTGTTAATCGTATAAGGGTAAGAGTTATGGGAAGGGAAATTAAGTTTCGGGCAAAGCGCATTGATAATGGCGAATGGGTTTATGGAGACTATTACAGGGCAAGTAACACCCATAATATAGTTGTAAACCATTCAGATAACGAAAATGACTTTGATAATCATGAAGTGACAAGTGATTCGATTGGCCAATTCACCGAATTGAGAGATAAAAACGGTGTTGATATTTACGAAGGTGATATACTTCAAGGATTTTCAGATTTCCCTTCATGTTACGAGGTGTTTTATGATAATGGATCATTTAGGCTAAGATATAAAATGAAAGAAGACACTTATTATGACTGGGGGTATTTGCATCGAATATTTGAAATAAAGGATATGTACGCTGAAGTTATTGGTAACATTCATGAACATTTAAATCTTTTGAAATGAATCCATTAAATCAAAGTTCATTAACATTTATCAACAAATGTGAATGCATTGTTGATTATGACATATTGGAGAAAGCGATGCTATGGATAACACATGCTCCACTTAAAAAAAATAGAGTTATTTATTTACATGGCAAATATCCTTGCGTCTCGATATATAATAATAAATTTCATGTCCATAGGCTTATAAAGGCTTTTTTAGAAAATAGAGTGTTGCTTAAAAGCGAATTTGTGCATCATAAAAATCACAACAAACTAGATTCATCCTTAGGTAATCTTGAAATAATGAACGACTCGGCTCATCAAAGTCTACATAATAAAGGTAAAAAACTGAGTATTGAGCATAGAAATAAAATTTCAAAAGCTGGAGAAAATAGAAAAGGAACTAGGAACAAATCATCTCGTCCTGACATTACTCCAGAAATGGTGTACCTGTTGAGCTCTCAAGGACACAGTTTTAATCACATTTCAAAGTCACTCAAACTAGACTGGTCGTGTGTAAAACAGAGATACTTTGATCATATTCACGAAACCCCCGAACTCTTATCATGACCACTCAAACCCAGCAAGTCCGATCATTGAACGCTAAAGAAAAAGGCGTTGCCCTAAGTACAGCAGCGGCAGTTCACTATCTGATCAGAAAGATCGATGAATTAAGCCACACAACACTTTTAGCCTTCGTGTCAAGCAAACGGGCAAGGCGTTTCTGTCATCACTTGAAGCACACGCAAACCGAACGATCTGGTCGGAAAAGGTTGAAGGCGCTGATATTAACAAAGCGGTTGAACAGGCTGATCACGCAGCGGATTTTATGCACAACATGATTATTCTGGCATACGCTGTTCAGGATGTTCCAGGCGGTCAGAAGGAGCTATTCTGGCTGGAAATGGCAAAGAACTTTAAAAGGTTTGATCTGCCAGTAAGGATTACGAGTGATGGGGTTTTGGAATTGGTGGAAGGGAAGGAGGTGGAGCAATGCCAGTAGACTATAAAAGATACCCTGTCGACTGGTTGAAAAGCATCAGACCTCGTATAATGGCAAGAGCAAACAATCGGTGTGAAGATTGCGGTCTTGCTCATAACCAAATTGTTTATGCTGTTAAATTTCAAATTAAGGATGACAATAGTAGGTATGTGCTAAGAAGTGTTTGGTTTAGCAACGAAAAAGATGCAGAGCGAGAAAATACTTATTGGAAAGACGTAAAGAAAGTTAAAGTTATTTTAACAATTGCCCATTTAGATCACGACGAAGAAAATCATGAAATATCTGATGATAGATTAAAAGCGCTTTGTCAGATATGCCATTTGAGATATGACGCAAAAGAAAAATATAGAAGGTCGTTAACCAAATTTAAAAAATCATGAAAATATCCGAACAAATAGCAGATATAGTTTACCCGATAGATGGAAAATCCAGCGGTAGATTAAACGCTGATTTGGTAAGGCGAATTGAGCCAATCACAGCCAAACCAATCCAGCTCCTTCAAAGCCTGATGGATTGCAATGTGCCCAATAAGTCGAACCAACACATTTTCGACGAAGTAAATAAGTTTTTAAAAGAAAATAAATAGAGTATGGCAAGTGGAAAAATTCTTAGAGGTGAAATGCGTGAAAGATACACGCCGGTAAAGCCGGATTCAACGATTACAGGAGCGTACACAGGTCAGATTGACCGATCATACCAGAATAAACCAAAGTGGTCTATAACACCCAAAGGGAAGGTCTCTTTTGAGGTGCATTCGGATAAGACGCAGAAGGAATTGGAACTTAAATATCCGGGTGCGGTGGTGAGTCGGGTTGTTTTTAGTAAAGGAAATGTTTTCATCGCTGCTAAAGGGCAGGAGATAATTGAGGGATAGCGTATAAATAAAACAATCATGAATGACATTCCTAAAAAGTTTGTGATAGGAAGGAAATACCACTGCTCTTGGGCAACATCAAGAGGCTTTGTATGGGTTTTAATTTCTTTTGATACAGATAAGGACGAAGCGGTAATTCAAACGCCAAAAACAAAGAAAAAATTAACAACACAGTTATCAAGTTTGCGAAACATCAATAAGTATTTAAACCGATAAAACTTTTAATAAAATGGCAAATTCAACTATAACAAAAGAGCAGCTTATTGAGAACGGTTGGACAATTAATGAGCCCTCTGATATGTTTCACGCAGAAAAAGATCTTATAGATTACAGTCAGTTTGAAGAAGGTGAAGAACCCGATGGAGATCTTAAAATGATCCTGCATAGTTTTAGCGGTCAGCCTTTATTTGGTCTTCTGGTTACGGATGGTTCAATCATCAATATAAATCCAGCAAGTATTGAAGAATTGAATGCATGGGAAAAACAGATTATAAATATTGATCCGCCTTACTAATGAAAATCTACCTATCCGGACCCATTTCATCCCTACCAATAGATCATGCAAGGGCAATGAACGTAGGGCGATCTTCGATACAAGGCTGTTGCAAGGAAAGGCATCCAACCGTCCGTGGCTTCATTTGGCGTTACGTTGACCAGCCAATTGAAGTCCCTTCGTGACGTTACCATCTTTAAAATTATCGGCAATAAAATAGCTTGTTGACTTTTGCCTTAGTAAGCGTTCTTTGTTATCTGATATCCATTTGTTAAATTCATCTGGAACGCCTTTTACCTGATTGACAGACTTAAAACCTTCGGTACTTTTACCTTCAAGGATTAAGTCTGTCATCTTATCTATTTCATCCTTTGTTGCAACAATAGATGTTGCAACACATAAACAGTTGACATGCCATTGCCTAAACTTGAAGTCCTTCGCGTACACACCTTTTAAGTCATCGCACATGTCAACGATCTTATGGCGGTTTGATAAGGAAATCCGAATACCCACAACAAAATCTAGTTTCTGCCAACGTTCATAGTCAGAACTTCTATATGCATCGTTAATTTCGTTCCGAACCAATCGCTGAGCATTCTTAAACGAACTCCTATATGTTCCTTGCCCTGGTGAATAGGCTTTTGCTGCCTTGCTTAAATGTAAAATCCCACGAGCATCTTTCACTCTGCGAAACAACATATCCGGTTTATCCAAATACTGCCTGATATCCTGAGACAAAGCATTAGCCGACTTTCCTTGACCCAAACCCACGTCAATAGCCAGCTCTAGCTCGGACTTGAATTGTTCCCCCTGCTTCCAAATCCGATCCGACAAATTCATGCCCGCCGTCTTCCTATTCTGAAAAGCATTTAAAGCATCCAGGTTCCTGTCCATATACCGCTCTACAACCTCACGAGGCAACTTCGAAGTGTCCAAGATCGATTTAACCAGTGCATCATTCTTGGCAGCAGAAAACAACCATTCATGCTGCGTTCCTGAATTGATCGTAGACAATGACTTTTCAGCCAGTGTGACAAACAGATCGTTGACCCGTTTGTTCAGCGCCGGATAATCAGAAAAAGAAAACGGTTTGTCTTTATTGTAGGAAACCGACAAACCAAGCACCACAGCCTCTCGGATTGCTGCGTAGTACAGATTCCTTATCTTCTTAGTGAACGCTTCGACGTTGTTGAAATGGTCGGCTTCGTAGTTGGGCGTGGTTGGCATAGGTTAATTACCTCTTAGTGCTGAAAGACATTGCGCCATTAAATGAGAATGTAGGTACGCTTCGGCTTCTGCTTCGTTGTCTCTATTAAGTATTGGTACAAGCACATATTGAACAATGTGAAGACATTCGTGAGCTAATGTGATATAAGCCTGATCAGAAAAGTCAAACGGATCTTTCATAATCAAGTAATAGAAAACAACAGAGCTTTGACCTTTCCTTTTGAATAGCTTACGAAAAGCCGATCCGGAAATTTCCGGATTATTGATATCACTTTTTATTCTGGATAATGGGGTGAACCAATTAGCAGCTTCAAGTTTTTCCAGTTCACCTTTTAGGCTATCGTAATCATGTCCGGATGATAACAAGCAAGTGCCTGGAAAGCATCCCATGTCAATCCAGGTTAATGTTTTATGTAAGGGTTTACTTTTCATTTCATTCCTTCACCGGATTAAACTTATTCCACTTTTTGACCGCTGATCTTAACGTTCCTGTTACGGGCTTTAACAGCTTGCAATGCTCACAGTACACATGGTAATAATCGTGATCTTTCTTGTTGGGCAGTAGCTTGCTTATTGGAGCGTTACCGCATTTGAAGCATGAGTGTACGATCATCAGAATGTTGGTTCAGATATGTCCACTAATGAGGCCTTAGCCGTCTCTTCTTCAATGATTTTAAACTCCGCTCCGTTATCATCCACAAGTCCTGACATGCCCACTGCTGATTGTTGTGAAAGAATAGCTTTGCCACCGGTAGCAGTCATTAAGATATTCACCTTGCCAGCCAAGTCATTAATCATGTACGGTTTGATCACACAATCAATATCCATGTTCCGCGCTGCATCTTTCAAGGTGTTATTCATCGCAATGACAAACTCCTTTTGTATGTTCAATCGTCTTTGCAGGTACGGATCAAAGATTCTTCTCTTATCCATCACCTTCAAATGGGCGTCCATAAAGAACAGTTCAAGTGCCACGCCTGAAATAGCGCCAATGCTTTTCATGTTGTCAAAAGAGATATCAGGTGTCTGGGTGTAGGTGTGGATGATCTGGAATAACTTTTCAATTTCAAGTTTGATTGATTCGGGAGCATTTGCCCACGATAAGTATTCCATTTTCGATCCAACATCACCTTGAATTACTTTCCCTGTTGAAACTTTACCAGGCAAAGAGTTTATTGTTCCAGTACTGAAAAGAATAGGAGATCCATTGTAGTCATTAGTATCTCCAAAATTGGACAGCAGAAATTCCAAACGGCTAATACTGGCATTAACATTCACCCATTCTGCCTTATCTTGAGTAGCGTAAACGACCCGTAGTTTTTTGATTGGATTAGGTGTTTTTCTGATTAATGTCCATTGTCCGCCACCTGCATTACCTGGATTGTTTTCAAAGATGTAATACTGATCTTTGGTGAGCACTTCAAAGTGCAATATCTTTTTTTCTTCATCATCTGTAATTTGATAGCGCCGCGAAAATGCAATCAAATCGCCGTATTCATCAAAATATGGGAACAACTCATTTCCGTCCCACGGACTGAAAACAGCCACGCGCATTTTGATCTTGGTATTGAAACCATAGGTATTATGAATCTCTTCCTGTTCCTCGGAATACCAAACCTCGCAAACCTGCGTACTCATGAATAAGTAATCCGCAATGGTCCGGTTTAACGAATCAATACGCGCATCCTTATTGATACGCTTAATGGCGTTCAAAACCTTTAATTCATTCGGGTCTTCGGTATTGCAAACCAGCTCCACGTCATTACCAAAAAGAAAAGATGTAGCTTTTTTTACAATGGTTTCCTGCATGGGAATGCCAATACGGGTAACATCCTCTGGAAGGAAACCTCCGTCGGGTTGCTTAACGCTCCGCATTGGCCTTTTAGAATGTTGAAAAACATCATGCTGTAAAGGATCGTACTGTTTTTTAAGATCATCAATCTTGATCTCCTTTCCCTGTGATGTTAAAATCTTAATGGTCGTTTCAACATCCGCTAAATTGGAAATGACTTCGTTTAATTTCTGGTAATTCATTAGTGTGTGTGGTGTTAAAATAATCCATTAAGATTCTGGAATTCAAAAGTCGTATTGATGTAGAAAGTATTAGCCAGCGCATCAAATTCATCCGTAGACCGGCCAAGTCTTTTCTTAATATCTTCTTTGGGTTCAATAATGATTGACCCGTTAGATTGAAATTTCCATTTAATCTCTGCCGCTTCCTCTTTCAATCCTTCATTCGGTGGGAGCATCGCATTGAAGTTGTTTTTCGGGTTAAGCCAGTCCCGGACAGACCAGAACAAATAAGCGCGCATGTTCGCAAACTTGTACTGACCTGTGATATCTGACAACGGCTCATCGTAGCGGTCTTTCGCTGCTTCTGAATACTTGCAAGACTGTGCACGGTTATCATAGCCAAGTTCTACCAGCCTGGCATAAACACCAGCGCCTTCACCAATGGTATCAATCTGCGCGCTGCTACCTGTGAAGTTGTTTAACTCCGAGGCCACGCGTCCGGCTATTTGCATGTGATCAGCCCGTCCTCCTGAGTTAGTCTTAAAGAACTTATCAACCAGGTTTCCGAACCGGTAGCAAAAAACAGAACTGTCACGTCCCATCCCGGCCACATCGACACCCAGCTTTAATTTATCCTTTTGGTTAATACTAGAATTTGTTCTCTTGTATTCCGCATAACGCTTTTGTGCCAGTTCTACCCACTGTTCAGGGATAAGTGAATCTTCGGAAACTTTCGGAAACTTGCCAAGTACCTTAATCCTGAATATATCTTCGGGTCTGTACCATTGGCCTTCAAACTTAAAGTCGTCTTCTGATTCAATGACTTCATCCTCGCGGATCGGGATACACCATTCTTTAAGCTTATCCTGAATCCATTCATAATCTACCTGACCTGGAATGACAATCTTTTTTTGAACGATGTTAGGAGCTGTCAGAGAGCTTAAACGAAACTTACTCCAACGTTCACCCTTTTGACTTCTGGCTGCGTAGCCTATGGTCTGATTCGGGTTGAATACAAGCAGTATCCGGCTATTGCCTTGTAAGTTACCTTCGATCGCACCGAAAGTGTCGTCTGTGATACCTGATGCTTCGGTGATGGCAAACATGGTATTAACTGCGTGAAACCCTGACCAAGCTTCATGCGAGTGGCTGTCAGCTTTAAATGCGGTAAGATACCATTCATCGTATTCGGTCCTGATATCATTGGCAACCAAACGTCCGGGCAATTGGACGCCGTTACGAATAGCACGGTTAAAAAGCCTTGCAAATTCAGGCTGCATAATGTTCTCAACCTGTCTACCTGTTGGAGCGGTCAGAGCAACCTTTGTATTTTCGATCAACTCACCTTTCTCATTCCACTTTGGAGTAAGGTAAAGAAAGCATACAGCAGCCAC